TTCAGCATCAATATGCATTCTTGCAGCTTTTGGTCCTCGGTCTTTTTGGATTTCTGATTTTAATTTTTTATTAACCCAATCCAATAATTTTTTTTCTTCTGGTGTGATATTTTGATTTTTTTCTAATCTGTCTTTTTTAGTTGTTAAATTAGTATAACTTAATTTATCCCCTTTGAAGAATTTTTTAAATTCATCTGGCACAGGTACAAATGTACCTTTTTTATCCAGGTCTTTATTTTCTTCGTTAATATTCATATTAATTTTCAGAATCTTTAATAATATCTAACATTTTTTCTTTATCCTTAGCTGATAAATCTGATTTGTTAACTAAATCTTCAATTCTTTTTAATTTTTCTTCCAAATCTAAATCTTTTGATTTTTCAACAATATCTTTAGATTCTTTTTTATCAACTAACGCTTCACTCATTTCAGCTTCAGATATTGGTTTATTACCATGACTATAAGGTGTACCACCATAACCATAATATAGTGCCCACCAACTTCTAGGTTGCGCATAAGTTGCTATCTTATCTGTAGTAGTTGGTAAACCTTTTACATAATCTGAATTATCATTAAATGATTTAGCAACAGGGCCAGTTTGAATATCTTTATAACTAGGGTTAAAATCACCTTCAATTGCTGAACCATTCATATCAATAAGTTCATCCAATTTCATTTCATTGGTGATTGGTTTATGTTTTTCAAAATATTCTTTAGTAAATTTCATAAATATATTTTAATAATAAATATATTCAAATATCTTAATATTTATAATAAAACATAAATATTATGGCTTTTAGAACAAAATTAGATTATTCTGATAATAGACAAATAAAACAAAGGGAAAGAACTAATACTATATTGTCTGGTACCACTGTTTTTGGTGTACCATTTAGTGGTTTGACTTCTGGGCCAGATTTAACAACAACTGCACAAACATCCCAATATTTTGGTGTTATTAGTTCGTATTCTGGTAATAGTGCAACAACAATATTTACTTGGGGTATTCCAAATGTTTCATTAGTTGACCCATATATTTCAGCATTAACACCATCAAATAGTGGTGTTTCTCAATTTATAGGTGCTGTATTTGCACCAAGTAGTTCAACAATAATTGATGGTAATGTTGTTAATTTAACATATTCTGGTGTTTCATTCCAAAACTTTTATCCAATAACAATGACAGAACCAACACCTGGTAATTATATCGGTACAGTATCTACTGATTTTTTCATATTTAGTGCTGGTACTTTAGATTTTACAGGTAGAACAATATGGATTGATAATACAGAAATATTAAGAACAAAAAAATTAATAGTAAGTGATAATCCACAACCTGGTTATGTTTTAACTTCTAATTTTGAAGGTGAAGCAACTTGGCAATCAGTATCTGCTGTTACATCTGGCACAACATTTTGGTCGGCATCAACTGGTACTTATGCAATTGTAACTGAAAGCTCGTTAAATTTAGCTTCTGGTAATTACGCATTAGCTGAAGGTTATTCTACAACAGCTAGTGGTAATCAATCACATGCTGAAGGTGATAACACAACAGCTAGTGGTGATTATGGTTCACATGCTGAAGGTAGAGAAACAATAGCTAGTGGTAGTTCATCACATGCTGAAGGTAGAGATACAACCGCTGGCGGTAATTATTCACACTCTGAAGGTAAAAGTACAATAACTATTGGCAATGGTTCACATGCTGAAGGTGGTTTTTATTATGATGGTTTTACATTATATGAAGGTACTATAGCATCTGGTCAATCATCACACTCAGAAGGTGTTCTTACAACAGCACAAGGTGATATGTCACATGTTGAAGGTTATTTAAGTAAAGCTATTGGTTTTGCCTCGCATGCTGAAGGGGTTAATACAAAAGCTAATGGTGCATTATCACACACTGAGGGTAATAGTACAACAGCTATTGGTGATTATTCACATGCTGAAGGTGATAGTACTAAAGCAATTGGTAATTCGTCACATGCTGAAGGTATTAGTACAACAGGTCTTGCTCCTTATTCACATGCTGAAGGTAATAATACAACAGCTAGTGGTTATGCGTCACATGCTGAAGGTTATTTAACAACATCTTTTGGTGATATGTCACATGCTGAAGGTCAATCAACAATAGCTAGTGGTAGTTCATCACATGCTGAAGGTTATTTAACAACAGCAAGAGGTAATTATTCACATGCTGAGGGTTATCAAACAACCGCAATTGGTGCTGGGTCACATGCTGAGGGGGGTAATACTGAAGCAATTGGTGCTGGGTCACATGCTGAAGGTGTTAATACAACAGCTATTGGTGATTATTCACATGTTGAAGGTAATAGTACATCAGCTATTGGTTCTTATTCACACGCTGAGGGTGGTGCAACATTAGCTAGTGGTACTGCATCACACGCTGAGGGGTATGGTACAATAGCTAATGGTAATTATTCACATGCTGAAGGTCTTAATACAACTGCAAGTGGTAATTATTCACATGCTGGTGGTAGTCAAACAGCAACAATTGGTATTTATTCATTTGTTCACGGTAATAATTCAACAGCTACAGCAAATTCAACAATAGTTTTGGGTGATAATCTTAATGGTACCACTGCAAATCACACTTATGTTGAAAGTTTAAATATTAACCTTGTTGGTGCCACAGCATTTGTTAATGATATTAGAATCGATGCCAACGGATTTTTAACAACAAATACATCTGATGAAAGATTAAAAGAAAATATTGAACCTATTTCAAATGCTTTAACTAAAATAAAAAATTTACAAGGTGTTACTTATCAATGGAAAGATAGAAGTGCTGGTGGTGATAATATTAGATTAGGTTTTATTGCACAACAAGTTGAAAATGTTGAACCATTATTGGTTTTCACAAATAAAAATAGTGAATATAAAGGTATTCATATTGATGGGGTTATTCCGTTATTAGTTGAAGCAATTAAAGAATTAACAACAACTAACAGTTTGATATTAGAAACCCAAACGGTTGTTGCTGAAGATAATAACATTGAACTTAATTATAACGGAAATAAACAAACTTCAGTTGGTGGTGGTATATCAGTTATAAATGGTTTGGATAATGGTGTTAGTGCTGAATTTAAATTAAATGCAGAAGGTAGTTGGATAACAAATAATTCAATTGCACCACTAAGTTTAATAATACCAGAAAGAACACCAACTTCAAGTTCAGATAATTATGGTAAAGTTGGTGATATAACTAGAGATGAAGACTATTTATACATAAAGGGTAATAACGGTTGGAGAAGGTTTCCACTTGAATCATTTTAATAATGGGAAATTTTATTAATAAAAAATTAGATTTAAGACTTAGTGATAGTGAATATTATGATTTTTATTTACTAAACGGTGATGTCGATTATCATCATAGTCAAAATATGGAATCTATTGATTGTTTTGTAACTTGGTTTGATTTTAATAACCCAAAAACATTTAACAATTTAACATCAATAAATGAAATTTATTCATTAAGAACATGGACTGGTGCAACCAATAGTGGTTACACATTTGATACCTTTGGGTTAACTGGTTTAGATAATGGTGAATTAGTTTATAATCAAGCATTAGGTGATACAAAAAATGAAGGTCTGGTTAATATATTAACAGGTACAACATTAACAATACCAGCAAATGATTATAGATTAAAATTACATAGAGTTACTGGTTCAACCCAACAATTTATATATCCAATTGAATTAGTTAATAACCCAGAACCATGGGGTAATACTATTAGATTTTGTGGTGGTTTTTATCAAGGTTATTATAAAATTGATGGTTCAACATATCAAGTCTTACCAACTAGAACTAATAAAGCTTGGGTTGCGGATTTTTGGTTAATGAAAGAAGAATCATGCTCTGGAACAACTGGGACAACATTAAATGATTTATACCCAGATAATAAAGGGTTTTTCTTTTATATGGGTACAAGGGCTGAAAATAAATTTTGGAATATATTTGATGGTAATAATACTGGTTGTACAATTGATTGTACTCAACCTGATGGTTGTTCAGATGTCATAACTAAATTTTGTACAGAAACAAAGGAAACTGAAATACAGTTATACGATTCAGATACTGGTTATCATATATTTTTAAATCCACCATTATTAGACATTAAAACAATAACTAATCAATTTTTAATATATGGTAGAGCTAAAAATACTAGTGATAGATGCGGTGGTTGTGGTAAACCATTAGATAGTGATGAGTATGGTAAACAAACCGTATGTAGTTTTACTGGTGATAGTATCACTATTGCTGATTATGTTAGAAAACGAACCGATTTTAGAAATCAATTTTTAATATACGGTAGAGCTAAATCAAATTCAGGTAGATGTGGTGGTTGTGGTAAACCTAAAGATGATGAATCATATGGTAAACAAACTGTATGTTCATATAGTGGTGATAGTGAAATAGTATTAGAATTAGATAAAAATTTAGATGTTTATGATAATGCGATAGGTTTTAGAATAACTGATGACGGTAGTGTAGGGTATAGAGCATTAAAATATTATTGTTCTGGTGGCACAACGGGTGTTACAGTTGAAGAACAATATTCATTAAGTGGTATGGTTAAAAATGACCAATGGACGAAAATAACAATTAGATATGTATCTGATGATTATTATACTGATGAGGAATTAAAATGTTTACCAAGTAGGAAAGGTAAAATAATGATTTATGTTGATTGCAAATTAAAAGCAACGTTTAAGAATGTTGACGAATTTATAGGTAGAAGACTTAATGAATATAAGGGTAAGCAAGTTGGTGTACCATTCAATATTAGTATTGGTGGCGGTTCTCAAGGTTTATTGGAAAGTATGACGTTTGATGGTCAGGATACTGAAGATTTAGGTTTATTAATTGAGCAAAATTTTGCTGGTAGTTTTATTGGTCAAATATCAGAATTTAAATTTAATATCTGTGATTTAAACTGGTGTGATATTAGTTCTGGTTGTGTTGTTTATTGTGAAACATAAAGAATTATAAAAAAAAAATAAAAAAAATATGTTGTATCTAATATAAGAATATATTTATTAATAAAATTAATTAAGACATGGGAAGAATTATTCAACAAAACAATGGTAAAACAACAGTATATGTTACTGGTGAAAATTTTAATTCATTATCAGCATCAACTAACACATATTTTTTAGGTGTTGATTTATCTAGTGGTATTTTCGAAAAGAAAAACCCTAATGGTGCAATAATAAATTTAGAAAGTGATGGTTTACAGTTTACTGGTGGTACTGTTAGTGGTGCTACATCATTTACAAATGGTTTAGATGCAAATGTAATTTCAGCAACAACTTATTTAAATTTACCAGTTGATTCTTTTACTGGTGGTACTGTTGCTGGGCCAACTAATTTCTTAAATGGTTTAGATGCAAATGTGATTTCAGCAACAACTTATTTAAACTTACCAGTTGATTCTTTTACTGGTGGTACTGTTAATGGTGCTACATCATTTACAAATGGTTTAGATGCAAATGTGATTTCAGCAACAACTTATTTAAACTTACCAGTTGATTCTTTTACTGGTGGTACTGTTGTTGGTAACACTAACTTTTTAAATGGTTTAACTGCTAACACATTTTCAGCAACTACTTATTTAAATTTACCAGTTGATTCTTTTACTGGTGGTACAGTTTCTGGAGCAACTCAATTCACAAATGGGTTGTCAGCAAATACATTTTCAGCAGCTACTTATTTAAATTTACCAGCAGATATATACATAACTGGTGGAACATACTCAGCTGGTACATTAACATTAAGTAGAACCCAATTAAGTAATATTACAATAACTGGATTTACTAATAATGCAATAACAACAACATATAGTCAATTAGTTTCTGATATATTAGGTTCTAAATTATTGGCTGGTTCTTTCTATTTAATTTCAGATTATCAAACATGTTATGACCAACCAGATTTTGATTTTGATGCTAACGAAATAGTTGGTTCAAATACTTATAAACAAGGTCCAGTTGAACCTATATTAGTATTAGCAATTGATGTTAATAAAATATCATCAGAAGCATACCAACCAGAATACCCTAATGATAGAATTCAATATGATTGGACTTTTAGTGCTACTGAAGTTACAACTAATGTTGCGTTTGGTAGAATTACAGAAAGAATAGATGAATTTAACAATAGAACATCTTACGACCATAGAAATATTTTATTTAAAAGATACAAAACATATTTTTATAATTTAAATAATCCAGAACCAGGTAAGTTAGATATGAGTAATGGTACTGTAACTGGTACAAATACATTATTTACAAACTTTAATATTAATCAGGTTATATATGTTATTGACCCATTTAACCCAAATAGTGGTCGAAATTATAAAATAATTTCAATAGCTGATGATTTAAATATGGTAGTTAGCGGTGAAACTTATTACAATAACACTAATTTATATTTTTACTCAACAAGTACTCAAATTATTGGTTCACCAACTTATGTACCGTACACCCATACACAAATGCAACCACCAATTAATCTTATGGTTGAAGCTTCATTTGGTGATTTTACATTTGATGGTTCAGTTCAATCTGGTGACACATATTTTGGTTCTGGGTCAAATTATTTTACAAATACATACCCAGGATTATTCGTTATGATTGCTGACAATGTTAACATTGATAGATTTGAATTAAATGGTGATTTAGGTGCTGATGGTAATGGTTCTCAAAATGTTTATACGTACACTGTTGGTTCAAATAATTACACAGCATTTGTTAAAAGAGTATATAATGCTGGTGACCCATCAATAAATGAAATCATTATTGTAAATACTGATGGTTCTGGTATTGTTCAAACTATTGGTTCAGGAACTAATAGTGGATTACATAAGCTTGAAAATTTAGCTGGTGTAACTCAAGTGAGTTATTTATTAACTGCTTTAGATAACGGTAACACTATTTCTGATTTAGATATAGACAATATTGTTAATCAGTATTTATTATTATCTAGTGGGCAAACGATAAATAATATATTAACTAATTTAAATACAAACTATTCAAATATAACTGGTGTTTTACCATCTCAATCAGGTCCTAGCCCTAGATTATATTATTTTAATGATGTTGGTACAAACTTTATTGGTGATGGTGGTAATGATATGTATGATACTGGTAACTATATTGTTTCACCATTATATGCTACAGAATATAAATCATTTGAATTTAAGTCAAATAATATAGTTGGTGATAGTTATGTTGAAGTACCTACATTTAGATTTGATTTTGAATTGGATAATTTTGGTGAGGTAATATCTAAAAATAACTATTTAGGTCAAGTAATTAATAATAATAATTTCTTATTACCAAACACAACATTTGGAAGTCAATCTTACAATAATACTTTAAATTTATATTATAATAATTCATTTGCTGATGATTTTTATAATAACACATTTGTTGGTGAGTTATATAGTAATGTAACTAAAAATGGTTTTTATAATAATACTATTGGTGACAACTTTAATAATAATAAATTTAATGGTGAAGTATGGAGAAACAAATTTGGTGTTGATTTTTATGATAATGAATTTGGTTCTGATGTTCAAAATAACATTATAAATAATGGATTTAATAATAATTTTGCTTCTCGTGATTTTTATAGAAATGAAATATTAAACGGGTTTAATAATAATACAATATTTCATAATTTTTATGGTAATATTATTGACAATGGGTTTAATGATAATGAAATATATAATAATTTTAATAGTAATAAACTAGGTTATAATTTTAATAATAACACACTTGGTGATAATTTAAATATTGGTAATTGGTCATTCTATAGAAATGATATTGGTTATGAGTTTAATAACAACACTATTGGTCAGGAATTTTACAACAATAAAATTGGTAACGCTTTCACTAATAATCAAATTGTTGGTTATTTCTATAATAATCAAATACTTAATGGATTTGATAATAATTCATTAGGTAATGAAATTTATGGTAATAAAATAGGCAACGCTTTTAATAATAATACAGTTTTAAATTTCTTTGCTGATAATAACATATTAAATTATTTTGGAAATAATACGATTGATAATAATTTTGAATCAAACAATATTAAAAATTATTTTATATTTAATACTATTAGTGATAATTTTAAAAACAACAATATTGGTGATTATTTTGGTGATGCTGGTAGTCATGGTTCAGGTTATGGTAATACCATTATTGATAATTTTTATGATAATTTAATTGGTAATAAATTTTACAGTAACACTATCGAACTTGATTTTTATAGAAATGATATTGGTAATGAATTTTTTGGTAATACTTTAAATAACGCTGGTGGTTCAAAATTCCATAATAATGTTATTGGTAACAGATTTAATACTAATACAACTACTGATAATTTTAATGGTAATGTGATTGGTGGTGGTTTTAATGCTAATAACATTCTTGGTAGTTTTTATTCTAATGAAATAGGTTTTGGATTTAACAATAATACCACTAATACCTCATTTGGTTCTAATGTTATATATTACTATTTTAATAATAATACAATAGGGATTAATTTTGAAAATAACATAATTAAACCATATTTTAATTACAACACTATTGGTAGTAATTTTAAAAGAAATAATATTTTAACTGATAATTTAAGTAATACTGATTTTACTAGTGCCACTATTGTTTATAGTAGTTATGATAAAACATTTTTTAGAAGGCAAGATAATACTATCAGATTATCATATTACGATAGTACTGATGTATTAGTAATTGCTAACATAACAGATTAAAAATAAAAAAAATAAAAAGTTATAAAAAAAGGGAGAGTAATACTCCCTTTTTTTTATTTACATTTAATCTTTTTAAGATATTTATAATAAAACTAAAAAATAATGAAACTAACGGTTTTTAAAAACATATTTATCAATAAACTATAATGGCAAATAATAAGTTAATATTACGTAGTGTAATTAGCCCCTGGGTTAGTCCTTTTAATGATATAACAACTGGTAGTGTTTTATCATGGGCTGACGTTGATAATAATTTTATATATTTAAAAGGTGAGTTAATCCATTCTGGTTACACAAGTGGTAATCAATTAGTATTACAAAAAATAAATGGTAATACAATAACAATAAATGGTATTGGTGGTGGTTCTGATAGTTACATAACAGGTGGTACTTATAATCCAACAAATGGTATTGCCACATTTACAAATAATACAGGTGGTACATTTGATGTGTCTGGATTTTTAACTGGATACACAAACTATTATACAACTGGTGTTACATTGGTTGATGAAACCTTAGTTTTTGATAGAACTGATACGTTATCAGCTTATACTGTTGATTTATCATCAATTATAAGAAATGATGGTAACAGATGGTATATTCCATCTGATGTTGTTGTTGAAATACCTAGTGATTATCAATCATTTATATATGGTGATTTATATGTTCAAGGATTAATTAAACTAAACGACAACTCACAATTAGTTGTATTAAATGGTGATATTATATTAAGTGGTGGTTCGATTAGTGGTAATGGTACAACATTATCAGTTGAATTACCTAAATTTGATACTAAAACTGTAAGTGGTACATATAGTGATGGTACTTTAACTTTAACAAATAATACTGGTGGTACAGTATCCATTGATGGATTCTACACTGGTAGTACTGAAGTATTTGTTACTGGTGGTACATTTAATGAACTTAATAAAATATTAACATTAAATAATAATACTGGTGGCACAATAACTATTGATGGGTTTAATTCATTATATGGTAATTATTGGCATATACCTAGTGGTGAAGTTATTGAAATTGAAGAAAATCACCAATCATTTATATATGGTGATTTATATATCGAAGGTTTATTAAAATTAAATGATAATGCTCAATTAGTTGTATTAAATGGTGATATTATATTAAGTGGTGGTTCGATTAGTGGTAATGGTACAACACTTTGTGTTGATTTACCTAAATTTGACACTAAAACTGTTAATGGTACATATACTAATGGTTTATTAACATTAACAAATAATTCTGGTGGTACAGTATCTATTAATGGATTTAATTCATTATATGGTAATTATTGGTACATACCTAGTGGTGAAGTTTTTGAAATTGACGAGAATCATCAATCGTTTATATATGGTGATTTATATATACAAGGGTTATTAAAATTAAATGATGATTCACAGTTAGTTGTATTAAATGGCGATATTATATTAAGTGGTGGTTCGATTAGTGGTAATGGTACAACACTTTGTGTTGATTTACCTAAATTTGACACTAAAACTGTAAGTGGTTCATATTCTAATGGTACTTTAACTTTAACAAATAATACTGGTGGTACAGTATCCATTAATGGATTCTACACTGGTAGTACTGAGGTATTTGTTACTGGTGGTACATTTAACAATATAAATAAAACATTAATTTTAACAAATAATACTGGTGGTACAGTATCAATTAGTGGTTTTAGTGACGTTTATACTACTGGTGGTACATATAATAATGGTTTCACTACTTTCACAAATAATACAGGTGGTACTTTTGTGGTTTCATCAACCACAACATATTCAGCTGGTGTTATTAGTGGTGCAACAGGTTGGACCTCAACTGGAACTGGTCAAATTAATTTACCAGCATTAAAAGTAGCATTATTTAATAATTCAGATAACATTGAACCTATTATGGTTTATAATGTTTCAGCTGGTGTTTCTGGTTCTGGTGGTATTAACCCATTAGTTGATAATGATACGAATTACATTGTTATTAATTACAATAATGGTAATCCAATTTATGAAGTTTTAAATAATGATGGTACAGTAAATGATAGTGATATTGTATTATATTTGGTTGTTTATAGATTAAATAATTTTATACATGTTCTAGAATTTGGTAATTACGGAGCTGGATTACCTAATAAACTTAATGATAGGTTAATGATGACCGATAGATTCGCAAGAGAAAGTGGTTTATCATTAGGTTTAAGTGGTTCAACTGGTGTTGTTTTATTATCATCAGGTGTTGCTTGGAACGGTCCTTATAGACAACAGTTAACTGCTGTGAATTCACAAGATGATATATTCTTTAAGAATTACCATAGTGGTGGTACATGGACATATACAACAACTGGAAATACATTAAATAATACTTATTATGATGATGGTAATGATGTAGTATCAGCAACAACTGGTAATTATATAGTTAATTATTATTATAGAGGTCAAGAAATAAATGACCATTTATATGAAGTTTATGGTAACAATGAGTATTTATCAATTTTAGAAGCTGAATCAGCTTCTGAACCAACATTACCAGAATTAATAACTTCACATGCATTTTTAGTTGGTAGAATTATTGTTAAAGTTGGTGAATTAACTGGTATTACACAAACATCATTTGGTACAGTATTCCAACCATCTGGTTATGCATCTGGATTCCATAATGATTTATTAAATATTCAAGGTGGTGCACCAGGAGAATATTATCATTTATCATCTACCGAATATAATAATTTACCATTATCAGTAACTGGTACAACTTTATCAAATAATATGTTATATTTTGATAGGGTTAATTCATTATCAGCATATACTGTTGATTTATCAGCTTTAGATTTTACTGGGAATACATCAGCTTCTTGTATTACTGATTTATATATTTCTAATTTATATGGTTGTTCACCAATAACATTACATAATTCACTACAATCAATTGGTTCAACAGCTAGTGGTCAATTTTCACATGCTGAAGGTGGTAACACTACAGCTAATGGTGATTACTCACATGCTGAAGGTATTTTTACAACTGCTTTTGGTTTATATTCACATGCTGAAGGTAATCAAACAACAGCTAGTGGTGGTGCATCACATGCTGAAGGTGATAATACGAAAGCACTTGGTACTTATTCACATGCTGAAGGTGATAGTACATCAGCAATTGGTAATTATTCACATGCTGAAGGTGGTGTTACAATAGCTAGTGGTGAAGCTTCACATGCTGAAGGTTCTTATACATCAGCATCAAATACATCAGCACATGCTGAGGGTAGTTATACAATAGCAATTGGTAATTCGTCACATGCTGAAGGTAATAATACAACAGCAAATGGTGCATCATCACACGCTGAGGGTAGTCAAACAACTGCTAATGGTGATATGTCACATGCTGAAGGGTCAGGTACAAAAGCTATTGGTTATGTATCACATGCTGAAGGTTTTTATACATCAGCTAGTGGTGATTTATCACATGCTGAGGGTGGTGCAACATTAGCTAGTGGTACTTATTCACATGCTGAAGGTCAATCAACAAAAGCTATTGGTAATTATGGTGCACATGCTGAAGGAGCTAATACAACAGCTAGTGGTCAGGCATCACATGCTGAAGGTAGTAATACAACAGCAAGTGGTACTACATCACATTCTGAGGGTAGGTCAACAACTGCTCAAGGTAATTCATCACATGCTGAAGGTTTTGGTACTAGGGCATCTGGTAGTGCATCACATGCTGAGGGTTCTGGAACAACTGCATCAAATAAATCAGCACATGCTGAGGGTAGTTATACAATAGCTAGTGGTCAGGCATCACATGCTGAAGGTGATAATACAACAGCTAGTGGTCAATGGTCACATTCTGAAGGTGTATATACTACCGCAATTGGTATTGCATCACATGCTGAAGGTTTTTATACAACCGCAATTGGTACTAATTCACATGCTGGTGGTAATAATTCAAGAGCTAATGGTAATGCATCATTTATACATTCAATTAGTTCAAGGGTAGACGGAGATAGAAGTGTTGTATTAGGTGGTCAAGGTATTATTGGTACATATAATGATACAGTATATGTACCTAATTTAAATATAGCAACAACACCTTCAAGTGATAATACATTAACAAATATATTAGTTAGGGCATCTGATGGTTCCGTAAAATATAGAGATGTTAGTACAATATCTTCTAATAGTAGAGTTTTCCAAGATATAAATATAGCTAACACTTATAATGGTGATATATTGAAGGTTGGTAATGGTACAACTGAAGCTGGTTATGTTTATTATTTAAAAAGTGATAATACTTGGGCCAAAACAAATGCTTCAGATATATTAAAATCAACTGGTTTAATAGGTATTGCAATTGGTACTAACCCATCAACAAATGGTATGTTAATAAACGGTTTTGCTAATAATACATTTTTAACAGGTACGGCTGGTCAACCATTATATTTAACAACAACTGATGGTTTAATATCAGAATACCCACCTTCAGGTGTTGGTTATATAGTTAGAGTGGTTGGTTATAAATTAGCTAATACAAATTCAATAATGTTTAATGTTGACCCTACATTTATTCAATTAACATAATATGCCAAAAATTTTTAACATAGATTTCTCAGCTACAACTAAAATTAATTCAGTTACTAATACTAACATTGATAATATTGATTACGTTACATATGACGATGACAACACTAATATATTAGTTGCTGGATTTTTTAAAGGGTTTGATAAATATAGTGGTGGAATTGCTAGAATTTTTTCTGGTGGTTCTATTGATAATACATTTATAGTTGATTATGGTTTTTTAGATGTAAACGATAGTGGTGTATACCCAATTATAAACCAAATTGTAATTGATTCTAATAATAAATATTATGTTGGTGGTAATTTTACCACGTATAAAAGTATTTCTGCGAATAGAATAATTAGGTTAAATACCGATGGTTCCATTGATAATACATTTGTTTATGATACTGGTTTTAATGAAGCAGTAAATATATTACAAATACAACCTGATGGTAAAATAGTAGTTGGTGGGAATTTTAGAACGTATAAAGGTGTTTCTGCGAATAGAATAATTAGGTTAAATACTGATGGTTCCATTGATAGTACATTTGTTTATGGTACTGGGTTTGATTCTACTGTAAATATATTACAAATACAACCTGATGGTAAAATAGTAGTTGGTGGGAATTTTACTACATACCAAGGTGTTTCTGCAAATAGAATAATTAGGTTAAATACCGATGGTTCCATTGATAGTACATTTGTTTATGGTACTGGGTTTAATAATTCAGTTACTAAAATTAAATTAGATTCATTAGGTAAAATAGTAGTTGGTGGTACTACTTTTACTACATACCAAGGTGTTTCTGCAAATAGAATAATTAGATTAAATACCAATGGTTCCATTGATAGTACATTTGTTTATGGTACTGGGTTTAATGATGAAATACGTGAAATAACTATTGATAGTTCAGATAAAATTTATGTTGGTGGTAGGTTTACTACATATAATGGTGCAACTAATAATAGACTCATAAAATTAAACAATAATGGTAGTAAAGATACTACATTCACACATAGTTTTTCAACTAGTAGTGCTTTATTGTTAACATCAATAGCTATTGATGTTAACAATAAAGTAGTGGTTGGTGGTATATTCACTATGTATAATTCAAATACAACAGTTGTTAATAATTTAATAAGGTTAAATAGTAATGGTTCATTAGATAACACTTTTGATTATAATGGTAGTCATGGGTATGGTCAAACAATTGATGTTATCAAATTTGATAATTTAAATAATCTTGTGATTGGTGGTAGATTTAATTCATATAAGGAACCTAATGCATTATATTCCTTAAAAACATATAACGCTAAAACTAATACTTCGTTTAACCCGAATTATGGGATATCTGCTGGAGTTTTAAATAATCTTTCTACTCGTTCAATTTTAAAATCAAAAACTAATAATATCTACATTGGTGGTTATTTTGAATATTATTCATTATTAAATTCATCTTATAGAGCTATTGGTTTATTAGGTTTAAATATGGACGGTTCACCAAATCCAGCAATAAGTGTTTCAACGGGAGCAAATAATACTGTAAATAACATATTCGAGGATAATCTTGGTAAATTATTTATTATGGGTGGATTTACAACATATAAAGGTGTTTCAGTACCTAGAATTGTTAAAATAAATCCAGATGCTAGTATTGATAATACATTTAATAGAGCTGGATTACAACTAGCATTTTATAATACAATGGATTTTGATTCATCAAATAACATTTATTTAGGTGGTGATTTTACTACATTTTCTGGTTCAACAAATAATAGAATAATTAAACTAACATCAACAGGGTATAAAGATAATTCATTTGATAATTCAATAGGTTTTAATTCTTTTACAAATAAAATTTTAGTTGATAATTATGGTAAAATACTAGTCGGTGGTGTTTTTACCACATATAAAGGTGTTTCTGCAAATAGAATAATTAGGTTAAATACCGATGGTTCCATTGATAATACATTTAATTATGGTACTGGGTTTGATTCTACTGTAAATAATATGGAAATGTGGGGTGATAAAATTTACGTGGCTGGTTCTTTTACAACTTATAAAAACAAACCTTATAATGCTTTTATTAGACTTAATTACGATGGTTCAATTGATGAAACGTTTAATATGAGAGCTGGGGTTACTAATAATAATATAAATAATATATTTATCGATTCAAAGGGTAACATATATTTAGTGGGTTATATACAATATCAAAATTACAACCCAACAAGAATTATAAAAATCAAACCAGATGGTACTAGAGATTTATTGTTTAATCTACCTTTAACCACTTTTAGACGTAATAGCGCATCAGTTACAACTACTATGATTTCTTTAGCTTTTTTATAATTTACATATATTTATATAATAAATAATAATAAAAAAAAACAAAAAAAATGGCAAAATTAACACAAGAAGAAATTGCATTAACTAAAATTGTTCGTGCAACATTTGAATCAGGTAGATGGAATGTATTAGTTTCAGATAATGAATTTATGATTTATTCGGTATCATTTGATGGTGCTGAAGCTGATTCTAATGACGTTATTTTAAAAAACACTAATGACGCATTATTAGTGGTTGATAAAATTGAACCAGTGGTATTACCTACACCTGTAGTTAGAGAAGATATCATTGGTGAAGCACCAAAAGCATAATTAATACTATTTACTTACTGAATTAAGTTAGTATAATTTAATCATGAATTACGCTAACTTTAATTACAAAACAACATTACCGAAGGAAGCTAACGCACCTTCGGTTTCTGTTTATGGGGATATACCATCTGAATATGAAGTTTTATTTAATATAGTAAAAAAAGATGGTATTTATACGGTAAAACGTACAAAATGTAAAACAAATGAAACTGTTTTTGCTAATTTTAATCAATGGTATAATGATTGGCAAATAGAAATTTATGAAAATGGTAAATTAATAGGTCGAGATATTTTTGATGTTACTAATGAAGTTGTCTTTATAAAAATGGATGCTCATGCTTTAGGTGATAATATCGCTTGGATTGCATATGTTGATGAATTCAGAAAATTAAGAAACTGTAAAGTAATATGTTCAACGTTTTTTAATGATTTATTTAAAAATATATATAAAGAAATATTATTTGTTGCCCCTAACACAAATGTAGATAATATATATACTCAATATTATATAGGTGCCACACATGATTTAACACCAAAATATTCACCTGTATCTGTTGATTATGTTCCATTGCAAAATGTTGCTAGTTCATTACTTTATTTACCATTAGTGGAATTAAGACCTCAATTAGAACTTCAATTTAGTAACATTAATTACGGTAAAAAATATGTATGTATTTCTGAATATGCAAGTCATGAGAAAAAACATTGGAAATACCCAGGTGGTTGGCAAATTATTGTTGATTTCTTAGTATCATTAGGGTATGATGTTTTAGTTATTTCTAAAGAACCAACCACATTAACAAATGTTATTGATTTAACTGGTAACAAATCAATAATGGATAGGGGTCTCACATTAAAAAATGCTGATTTTTTTATGGGTCTTAGTTCTGGTTTATCTTGGTTAGCGTGGGGTGTTAACACTTACACGTTTTTAATTAGTGATGTCACACATATTGACCATGAATTTAAAAGTAATGTTACAAGAATATCTGCTAATCCAGATTTAAAAAATATTGACTATAATGCATTAAATATAACACACCCAGATACTGTCATTGAATCCATAAAAAAATATTTAGAATTTAAAAATTAAAGATATTTATAATAAAAAACTTTATGGATTTCTACATAAACAAAAATGCTACATTACCAATCATGAAATTAGATGTAATTCAAGATGGTAGAAATGATATGTCTAAATTATATGAATTAATACAAAATTCTAACATATATTTTTCTATGGCTGAATTAGAAACTGGTATTAAGGTTATTGGTAAAAAACCAGCACTTTGTTTACCAAAAGATTCATCATGTGGTACTGAAGAATACTATATTGGTTATAAATTTTCAGAAAAAGAAACAAAAAAACCTGGAACATATATTGGTCAATTTATTATTGAATTTTTAGATGGTGGTGGTACATTGATAGTTCCAATCAGGGAAGAATTATACATACACATTTTAGATGGTAGTATAAAAAAATAAAAAAATTGTTGCATTTCTAATAAAAAAATAGTAATTTTAACCGTTTTTAAAACGGTTAATAAAAATTTAAGTTAAATTAGTTGATTTAACAAACCTTTTATCATATATTTGCTCAAAATAAATTAAATGAGTAAAGTTAGTTTTGATGTAATCGAACAATTTCTTGAGGGTAATGACCCACAACAATATATAGTTGGTATTGAATCAACTTATAGTGATAATTTTGTTGATTTAATAATCAATGACCCAGAAAATGGTAAAAGAATTGAAAGACACGAATATAAACCATTTATTTGGATAAAGCAAGAAGTTGCTAAACTAATGTATGGTGGTTCTAAAAGTAAAATTAGAGAAGCTATGCAAAGGTTTAATGTGAAAATTAAACCATTAAGGATTAGTACTGATGATGGGTTTGTACCTGATAGAATGAACAGTGGTTATAAGTTCTTAGCTGAAACAAAAAACGGATATAGTAGTTTAATTGGTTTTTTTAGAGACGGTGGTATTGATATTTGGTCTGAAAAATATAAAGATTTATTTTTAGTTCTTTCACCAAGTGAACAATTTTTAATACAAACAGGTAAAAGATTGTTCAAAGGTATGGAAGACTATAACGACTTACATAGATTACAATTTGACCTTGAAACTGCTGGGTTAGATGCTAGCAGACATGAAATATTCCAAATTGGTATTAGAGATAATCGAGGTTATGAAAGTATATTAGAAACTAAAGGTGATACACCAAAAGAACGTAGAGATTCTGAAAAAGCTAACATTATTGAATTTTTCAAAATAATACACAGATTAAAACCAGATTTAATTACAGCCTATAACTCTGAAAACTTTGACTGGCCATTTATCGAAAGGAGATGTGAAAGACTATCATTAACATTTGAAGATGTTGTTAAAACATTAAATCCAAATATTAAAATAAAAAGAAAAGATTCACAGTTAAAACTTGGTCAAGAAACAATTAATTATCTTCAAACATATATGTGGGGATATAATGTGTTGGATATATCTCATGCGGTTCGTAGAGCCCAAGCAATTAATTCAGATATTAAACAATGGACTTTAAAATACATTACCAAATTTTCAAAAGTTGCCAAAACTAATCGTGTTTATGTTCCAGGTGATAAAATTAATTCAACATGGGCTGATACTCGTGATTATTGGTTTAATGATGAAAATGGTTCATGGGGTTTATTAGATGGTTCTGAATACGCTAATGAATTACAAGAATCAATTAAAGTGGTTAAAGGTGATTATATTGTTCAGCGATATCTATTAGATGACCTTTGGGAAACAGAACAAGTTGATTATATATACAATCAAGCATCATTCTTATTAGCCAAGATTTTACCAACTTCATATATGCGAAGTTCAACAATGGGTACCGCTGGTCAATGGAAATTAATTATGGCTGCATGGTCATATGAAAATGGTTTAGGTATCCCTAGCTTACAAAAGAAAAGAGAATTCACAGGTGGTTTATCTAGATTATTAAAAGTTGGATATGCTGGAAGTGGTGGTGTTGTTAAATTTGACTTTGCTGCACTATACCCTAAAACTCAGTTAACTTGGTTAATATTCCCAGAATTAGATATTACTGGTGTAATGGAAGGATTGTTGACTTACGTAGTTGATAAACGTGATGAGTTTAAATTCTTAACTGGTGAACATAAAGATGAATCAAAAAGACTTAAAGAGTTATTAGAAATTAATCAACACAAACTAACTACAGAAAGGATTAGTAAGGCTAAAGAAATGATTAATAAAGAATCTAAGATAAGTTCTGATTACGATAAAAAACAGTTACCACTTAAGATTCTAGCTAACTCATGGTTTGGTTCATATGGTGCACCTTATTTATTCCCATGGGGTGATACTGATTGCGCTGAAGAAACAACATGTCGTGGTAGACAATCATTACGTTTAATGGTTAGATTCTTCAAAGGTAAATATAACTTTGAACCACTCGTATTAGATACTGATGGTTGTAACTTCGTAATACCTGAAAATATTAATGAAATTACATACGTTGTTAAAGCATCACATTGGAAAACTAACAAGTATAAACCAGGTACATTATTAACTGGATTAGATGCGACATTAGCTGAATTTAATGAAACATATATGGAAGGTAGAATGGGTCTAGATATCGATGATATTTATGATTCATCGATAAACTTTAAAAGAAAGAATTACGCAAACAAAATTGATGGTAAAGTAAAATTGGTTGGTAATACTATCAAATCAAAATCAATGTCTACTTATATTGAGGAATTTATAAATGAAGGCGTTGGTTTACTTTTAGATGGTAAAGGTTATGAATTTATAGAATTATACTATGATACTGTAAATAGAATATATAATTACCAAATCCCAGCAATTAAAATCGCATCCAAATCAAAAGTTAAAATGACTTTAGATAACTACAAAAATACTTATTGCAATCAAAAAAATAAAGCTGGTAATTCCAAGTCTAGACAAGCCCATATGGAATTAGCTTTAAAACATAATTTAAAGGTTGATATAGGTGATGTAATTTATTATATTAATACTGGTTTAGCAAAGTCACATAGTGATATAAAAGCTGTTAAAAATAAAGAAACTGGTTCAGTTGAGGTACAATTCAATTGTGTTTTAATACCACAAGAACAAATCGAAACAAACCCTAATTTATTAATGGAAGATTATAATGTTGCAAAATATTTAGAAGCATTAAATACTAGGATAGAACCACTGCTTGTTTGTTTTGACCCAGAAATAAGAAATAAAATATTAATTAGTGTTGAAAAGGATAAGAAAACTAAATTAATGAAATTACAACAACGAAGTGTTTTTACTGAATCTGAATGTAAATTAGTTGGTGGTAAACCTATTGAGCCTGAGGACCAAGATGATTATGAAAAGGATTTAATGCAAATGGAAGACCGTGAAATTAAATTTTGGTTATCTGTAAATAAATTACCTAATTTCATGGAAGAAGATAAATGGTCTGAAATGACATCAGATTATTTAGAGCGAATGAGAATTGCCAAAATAGAGGGTATTAAACAAGAAAAAAGAGATTTAATTAATCTATTCAAAAGGATGGAAGTTAAGGATTATGATAGATTAGGTAAATATGGTAAATTACCAATAGAAATAGAATCTTTAATTGACCTGGATGATAATAATAATTTAATATCTATAAAATGGGGTGAAATTTTATTTGATTCATCCATAATATTTGAATATGAAGATGATGCTAAAGAAAGAAACATTTGGTATAATTCTGTTGAATCTGGGGCTGATAATATGTATGATATGTGGTTAGACTATAAAGCTGAAATGAAAGAAATGTCTGGTGATACTATAACATATTCTTCATCAACAACTACAACATTTATTGAAAATAATGAACCAGAAGATGAAATGATAGCTGAAGGTTATGATATTGGTAAATTTGAAACTGAATATAAAGAACAAGATGAAGAATCTGAATGGAATTTCTAAAAATTAAAAAGGGACCATAAAGTCCCTTTTTTTATTTAACCCAAAAACCTAATGGTCTAAATTTTAACGCTCTATTTAAATATTCAGCTTCATTTGCTGCTCTCTCTAATTGTGAAGTACTAGATAACCTTTGTAATCTTTCATCTAACCTTTCTAGAACTGTTTTTCTTTCATCATTACCTTCTGATAGTAATGAATCATAATCCATTGTTCTTTCAGCTTCTGGTGGACCAACAATACCTCCAAATTTACCTCTAGTTCTACCTAATGCTCTTTTAGCTTCTGCAACAAATAATTGACGAATTAATGTTTTTGTTGGTTCATTAAATTTACCATAATCTAATTTAGCTAATGGAACATCATTTGGTGACATTATAATGTCTGGATTTGCTAACCTACATTCATCTGGATTATCAGTATCATAATAGTAATACCAAACTTGACAACCAGTTAAATTTATTCCACCACCAACACCTTGATTACCTATTGCACCACCAAAACTAAATTTAGAACCTGGTGTACTTAATAAATGTAATAATCTGGTACCATCTGGACCTTTAGTTATTTTATAAACTAATTCACTTCTAAGTATTCTATTTTTTAAATTGAAATCTGATGCTGTTAATAATATGTCATAAGCTGGGGCAATAAAATAACCACCCATACCAGCACCACCCATACCAGCACCCATTGCTCCACCACCAGAACCCATTTGTGCAAATCCACCACCTAAACCATAGTTAAGACCACCATAGTTAGCAAATAATGCTCTATCTGTGGTTGGTGGTGTAACCCAAAGAACTTCATTTATTTCACGACCAGCTGGTATTTGATATACTTGTCTACCAGCTTCTATGTTTATATAATCTTTTTTAAGTTCCCATGGGCCTCTAGTTTGAAGACCAACTTGTTTTGAATAAGCAAACGTATATTGCGTTGAGAAATCTAAACTTCTAACACTTAATGCAAATGCCATATCAACAGTATCAACATCTTTACCAAGTAAAGATTGCCACTGATGCTCAATTAACCATTCTTGAGTATATTGTGCATAATCTTCAATAGCGATTTCAAGTAACACACAAAGTTGGTCATCATCAAGTTCAACCTTTCTATTTGGCCAACCCATTGATACTCTAAACTGCTCGAATATTTTTATTTTATCATCTTCAAGTAAAGACATAATAATTTGTTTATTAATAAATATTAAGTAATTTATTAATCACCAAATTATTGATTCAAAAATTTTAAAGTTAATTCGTAAGCTTCTTGTATTGTTTTAAATGATGAATCTGGTGATAAAATTGTTTTATTAACTAAAACAACTGGTACCGATTCATCTCCCGTAATTTTAAATAATTTTTCACATTCAGCTTCATTTTCATCAAGTGTAACATCAACAAAGGTATATTCTACACCATTTTCATCATATAAACCTTTAAGTTCTTGGCAATAAGGACATTCGTCAAACCCATATAATCTAACCATAATTATTCGTTTTTATCTTCTATTATATAATCTATTATTTCTTCAATAACTTCATTATTACTTTCATTTCTAGACATAATTCTACTAATTATATCTTTTTTCCTATTTAATGTTGACCACATTCTACTTACAATCGTATCTTCAAATAAGTTATAATATACTGTAACATTATTTTTTTGACCTAATCTGTAACTTCTATCTTCAGCTTGTTCAGAATTACCAGGAACCCAGTCAAATGAATTAAATACAACATATGTTGACCTAGTTAATGTAATCGCAACACCAGCAGAAATGATATTACCTATAAATACCATTGGGCCACCTTCTTGTTGAAATCTATCAACCGATTTTTGTTTATCATTTTCATTCATTTCACCATAATGTAAAACACAATTATTACCATAGTATTCTGATAATTCTAATAATTCATCAGTAAAACAAGTAAAAATAATAACTTTATGACCTTGGTCTATAATTTCATCAACTAGTGCAGTTGTTTCTGGAATAGTTTGCATTGCAATATATTTTCTTAATAAACCCAATTCAACTAAATCTCTTTGAACACTTCCTCTTTTTTTCTTTTTTTGTCGTTCAATTAAATAATCTTCCCAAAGTGATTCATATTCTAATCTTTGTTTACTAGACATTTCAAAATAATTTGGTATCCTGGTTTTATCTGGCATATCCAAAACCTCATCTTTCATTCTTCTCAATAAAAGATTTCTAGTTTTAATTGATAACTCATCTAAATTTGATGCGCCATCTGTTAACCATATTTTTCTTTTTTTACCATTTTTAAGTCTTTGTGTTATTTGTCTACCTTCACAATACCTTTGCACATAAAATTTCCAGTTATCAACTAATGGTGATTTAATTAATCTTAATAAATTATAAAAATCCATAGGTCTATTAGCAACTGGTGTACCAGATAATAACCAAACATTTTTAATACCATAATCAACACATAGTTCAGTCATAATTGCACCACGTATACTTTTATGGTTTCTCAAATTATGAGCTTCATCAATTATACATAAATCAAATTTAGAATTAACCATATCTCTCAATGGTGGCATACCATCATTTTTATCATCTTTTAATGTATGAAAATTTTTTAATATGTCAAAATTTATAATTGTAAATTTTGCTGTTGACCACCTAGAACCACTAATTATTGCTGTATCATGTTCTTGGAAATAATTAATTTCTCTTTGCCAATTTATTTTAGCTGAAGATGGGCAAACAATTAATATTCTTTTAGCACCACTCTCTAATGCGGCAATTACCGATTGTAAACTTTTACCTAAACCCATATCATCAGCTAATATTGCACCTGGTCTAGCTAATAAAAATTTAATACCAGTTTTTTGGTGTTCTAATATTTTTCTCCCAATAGTACCATCACCATTTATAAATTGGTCTAATTTTTCATACTTTTCAAAATCAAAATCAATATTACTTTCTTCAAAATATGGGTCATCAATAACTTGTGTTTTTGGTAAAAAATACATTCCAGATTTTTCTTGCTTTTTGGTTAATTTACCATAGACATGGTATGTTTTTTCTGAATCAGCTAATATATATTCAATTAATATTCTTTCTGGTTTAAAAGATAGTTCTTCCTGTTTTTGTAATGATTCACCTAAGAATTCACTTATACTAACAACTTTATTTATTAATATTGGTTCTTTATCGTAATTATCTAAAATATATTTTCTTTGTAAGTCGGTTAATACTATTTTACCGTCTTTCAATAGTTTTTTTTTAAGTTTTTTTATATATGGGTTTTTACCTTCATAATCCCTTAATCTTGAGAGTGCTGAGTAACCACCTATGTCGTCTAAATTAATCAATTGTTCAAATATTTTAATTTATATTGTTATTTGTACATGAAATACTACTAAATATAATGATTTTTAAATAAAAATCAAGTTTAAATCATCTATTTATATTATTGTAAATATTTATCTAAAAAAGATATGTCAAGACCTAGAATAATACCAATAAATAGAAACAACAAATTCTTTAGCAGAGAAGACTTCAACCTAGAAATAGACATGGGTAGAGAAGCTATTGAAGATGATGGTAATTTTACGGTTATTCTTTATCGTGTTGACAGAAACTTAACAACTAAAGATAGTTTATACGGTGAATCATTTGTTGATGGTATAAGATTTTTACCCCCAGTTGAGTTAAGAGTTATACCGACTATTTCTGAAGCTGAAAACAAAGCTTATAATAGTGGTTCTGGTTCTTTAAGATATCTTCAAGATGGTCAATTAAAATTTGGTATATATGATGCTCAATTAGCTGAACTAGATATTGAATTAAGTTTTGGTGATTATATTGGTTATGCGGTAAATGAAAATGAAGTTAGGTATTACAGTGTTGTTAATGATGGTAAGAAAAACTATGATAACGCACACACAATATTAGGATATAAAGGTGCATTTAGAACAGTTCTTTGTGCCCCAATTGATTATAATGAATTTAGAGGTGTTTAACTATGGCAGTACCAAAGGGATTTAGGAAAGATATAAATATAGTTAGACAACCTTACGGTTTTGAACAAAGACAGGGTTATCTAGATGATATTTCGCATAAAGGTACTTTTTTACCTAGAGGTGTAATGTATGAAGATATGGATACGAGTTTCATTGAATTTATTGAAAATGATTTAGAAATTTCAATTGATGGTGATAAAGTTCCTGTATTATTTTTAACATTACAAAGATGGTCTGAATTTAGTAAAACATGGCAATTTTCAGATAAATATAGGGATATAAAAATGCCTTTTATTACTATTGTTAGGCAACCAAATCCTCAACCTGGTAGAAATCAAGCTGGCTTATTTAATATTCCAGGTAGAAGAACTTACACATATTTAAAGGTTCCAACATTTGAAGGTGGTAGAACTGGTGTTGATACTTATAAAATACCACAACCAACTTCCGTTGATTTAATTTATGAAGTTAGATTATTTTGTAATAGAATGAGGGATTTAAATAAATTAAATCAATTAGTACAAAAGATTTTTCAATCTAGACAACACTATATAAGAGTAAATGGTCACCCAATGCCAGTACATTTGGAAAATGTTGGTGATGAAAGCAATATAGATGATTTTGAAAATAGAAGATTTTATGTTCAACCATTTGAAATATCATTATATGGTTACATATTAGATGAAGCTGATTTTCAAGTTATACCAACTGTTAATAGAGCTTTTGTTGTTACTGAATTATTAGATGAAGCACCTAGAGTTAAAATGAAAGCTAATGTTAACCCATTAGATGGTTGTGCCAATTTCAATTTTGTGTTTAAGAAAAACTCAACAACTAGTTTTAATTTTAATTCAGAATATGATTTGAAATTTAATACAATTGCTGAATATAAAAATATATCAAAAATTATAATTAAAGTTAATAATAATACTGTTTTAAATGGTACTTCAATAATAAACCCAATAATTATACAAAATGGTGATTTGGTAAATATACAAATCGTTAGAATTAATAATAGTGATAGTGATTTCACATTAATAGGTAATAGACTTTAAAAATGAATACTTGTGGTGATAACGGTTTAAATGTAACATTCATTGTTGAAGGACAAGATAACACATGTAGTGGCATTAGTACCAATATGGTTGTTAGTTGTAGTGGTAATACTAGTATTGAATTATCAACTAATGATATTGCAATAAAGGGTAATATTACACCAAAAACAACAGATACTTATGATGTTGGTACACCATCAAAAAGATTTAGAAATATAAATACAATTAATGGTCAATCTACAATTTGGACATCAACTATACAAGTTAATACACCTAATTTAAATTTAGGGTTAGACGATGAAGGTAATAATAGAATAATAACTGCTAATAATTCAGTTATACAAGATGATATATTAAATGGTGGTAATTATTAATTTTTAATATAATAATAATATTTATAAATAAAAACAAAAAAAATGGCAACAAGACAAACCAGGTTAGTAATTAAAAATAATACAGTACCTAGTGCTCCGTTTTCTGGGGCAACATTATTAAAAGGTGAAGCAATAGTTAATACCGCTGACGGTATTTTAATGTTTTCAGGTATAACTTCATCAACATCAGAATGGACACCAGCTGGACCTGGTGGAAATGCAAACTTCTTTGAGGTTGGTTCTAATTTATATGATTTAAAAATTAGAAACCAAATAACATCATATAGTGGATTAACAAATCTTTCTGGTAAATTCTTATCTGGTACAACAAATGGTTTTGTATTAGCTGATATTACTGATATTGCAAATTCGGTTGACTCTTATACTACAGGAGCTACTTGGACACCAAATACTCTTACATTAAAATTAAATAATAATAAACCAAATGTATCAGTAAATATTAACGCATTTACAGCATTAACTATTGGTGATTTAACGGTAACTGGTACAACAAATCTTAGTGGTTCATCTTATTATTATCAAAATGTAGGTGGTACAAACCCTAATGAAATAGTTAATGTTGATTATTTAACTGGGTTTAGTCAAACTAATGATGTATATGTTACTGGTGCTACTTATACACCAGCAACTGACAATAGTAATAATACCACATTTACTTTAGATTATCATGGAGTTCCATTAAATAGTCCTAATACTTTATCAGGTGAAGATACTTATACAACTGGTGGTACTTATGATAATAATACTAATTTAATAACATTTAATAGAAATGATGGTACACCATATACTGTTGATTTAAGTTCAATTGATGTTAATGACACTTATGTTACTGGTGGTACTGTTTCTTATGATAGTAAAAATTTAAATGCAACTGTAACTTTAAAAAGAAATGATAATGTTGATATTCCAATTACTGGATTAACTGATGTTCAAACAACTGGTGCAACATTAATAGGTGATACTGTTTATTTTAACACTAATGAGTCATTATCTGCTTATACATTAGATTTAAGTGCTATTGATATAAATGATACTTATGTTACTGCTTATACTTACACAGCTTCAGCAAATACATTGACAATTTATCAAAATGAAGGTGAAGCACCATTAAGTGTCACTATCACTTCAATGAGTGGGTTAACAATAAATGGTAATTTAACTGTAACTGGTAATACATATTTAGGTCCGACTACAGCATCAACGATTGATGCCACAACAATTTATAGTGGTGGTACTAACTTATTAAGTATTATAGATGGTAGAGATACATACGTTACTGGATTTACATATAACCCAGGTGATAATACCTTTACAATAGATAGAAATCAAGGTGAATCACCATTAACTGCACAAATAAGTTCAGTTACAGGTTTAACAGTTTCAACATTATCAGCTAATAGAGTTGTTTATACAACTGGTTCTGGTAAATTAACAACTGAATCTGGATTTGAATATTCTCAATCAGCAAATACTTTAACAGTTGGTAATATTAATGTTCAAAATGCATCAGGTACAACCGCAAACATTGGTCAAGGTGGTTTAGTAATTGGTTCTGGTGGTTCATTATCCACACCTGGTATTGGTAATTTAACAGTGCATGGTAATTTAACTGTATTTGGTACTGAAACAATTGTTGCAACTACTGAATTATATGTTGAAGACCCGCAAGTGACTTTAAACTATAACCCTACTGGTTCTACAATTGCAACTTCAGTTTCTTCAGGTATTAGAATTCAAGATGGTAATGGTATTGCAAGTGGTAATACTTACTTTACAATAGGTCAAATGCAAAACCTTACTGGTTTAACACCTAGTAATATTCCAAATGTTTCAGAATATACAGGATTAACTGGGTACAATAATAGAGGTTGGGTTACTCAACTAAATGATATTGTAATTAGAAACACAAATAAAAACGAAGGTTCACCAAATGGTGTGAGAGTGTTAGCCGAATTTGATATTTTAGATGGGGGTCAATATTAATATTAAATTTTTTAAAATAAAAAAGGTGGGCTAATAACCCACCTTTTTTATTTTATTTAATATTTATTTTTATAGGTTATATAACCTTTACTTTTTTAATAATATACCTTAAATAAGGTTTTAACATAATAATGTCATAAATATGGCCAATAGACAAAATACATTCCTTTTAAAAAGGTCTAATGTACCTGGAAAAATACCATCACCTGGTGATTTAAAACTTGGTGAAATCGCATTAAATACATCTGATGCTATTTTATATGCATCTGGTACTACAGCAAATTCAATTTTACCTATCGGTTGGGATAGAATTAGTAGGACTGGTGATACAGTTACTGGTAATTTTAATATAACTGGGGATGTTTCAATTAGTGGTTCATCATTACCAGGTGGTTATGCACTATCAGTTACAGGTGATACAAATTTTGTTGGTGATGTTTATGTTCGTGGAGATTTAAATTATAGTGGTAGTGTATTTATAACTGGTTCAACTATTATTGAAAATGGTTTAACAGCTAATACTATATATACTGATTATATTGATTTTAATACTGGTGCAACTGTAACACAATCACCTGGTAGAATAAATTGGGATGCTGGAACTGGTACATTAAACATTGCTGTTGGTGATACTGGAACTGGACTTATAGATTTACAAGTTGGTCAGGAAGAGATTGTTAGAGTTTTTAATGCTGAATCTACAACATTACAAAAAGGTGAAATAGTTTATGTTTCTGGTTCACAAGGAAATAGACCATCAGTCAAAAGGGCTATAGCAACAAGTGATGGATACTCTGTTACAACACTTGGTATGGTTGATAGAAATATTGCACCAGGTAGTGAAGGTTATGTAACAACATTCGGTATAATAAGTAATTTAAATACTTTAGGTTTAACTGGTGGTACCGCTATATTTCTTTCACCAACAGTTGCTGGTGGATATACTTCAATAAAACCAAAAGGACCAAACCATATTGTTTTAATTGGTTATGTTGTTAGAGTTTCGGCAACAGTTGGTTCAATATTTATCAATATTTCAAATGGTTGGGAATTAGATGAATTACATGATGCTAGAATAAGTGCATCAACGCAAGGTGATTTATTAATGCGTGGTTCATATAATGGTTCTTCAGTTTGGGTGAATACAAAAAAATTAAATGGTTCATATACAATAACTGGTGATACTAATATTGGTGGTAATTTGATTGTTAGTGGTGAAACAAATTTAAATAATTTAACAGCAACAACTATATCAGCAACAACTTATTTAAACTTACCAGAAACAACATTTACTGGTGGTACAGTTACTGGTTTAACTAATTTTACTAATTATGTTTTAATAAATGCTATATCAGCATCAACATGGTTAAATTTACCACCAGCTGTATTTACTGGTGGTACTGTTGTTGGTAACACTATTTTCTTAAATGGTTTAACCGCTAATACATTTTCAGCAGCTACTTATTTAAATTTACCACCAGCTGTATTTAGTGGTGGTACTATTAATGGCCCAACTAATTTCACAAATGGTTTAACTGCTAATACATTTTCAGCAGCTACTTATTTAAACTTACCTTTAGCAGTATTTACATCTGGTTCAACTGGATTATATTCAATTAAAGCAAATAATGATAGTGGATTAGATGCGACTGGTGATTATTCAGTAGCTGAAGGTTATTTAACCACAGCAATAGGTAACTATTCACATGCTGAAGGTGAAGAAACAACAGCTAATGGTAATTCATCACACGCTGAAGGATATAGAGCAATCACTAGTGGTAATTCATCACACGCTGAAGGTTTTTTAACAACATCAGTTGGTAATTCATCACATTCTGAAGGTTATCAAACAAAAGCTATTGGTGATACATCACATTCTGAAGGTAGAGAAACAACAGCAATTGGTGACCATTCACACGCTGAAGGTAGAAGTACATCTGCTGTTGGTTATACTGCACACGTAGAAGGTTTAGGTTCAACAGCTTATGCTGATTATTCACATGCTGAAAGTTGGTTAAACAAAGCAATAGGTTTTAGTTCACATGCTGAGGGTTCTTGGACAGTGGCTAGTGGTTCATCATCACATACTGAAGGTACTGGAACAACAACAACTGGTCTTGGTTCACATGCTGAAGGTTCTGGTACAACAGCTAGTGGTATTGCATCACATGCTGAGGGTGGTGGTTCTAAAGCAACTGGTAATCAATCACATGCTGAAGGTTATATTAATACAGCTAGTGGTCAAGCATCTCACTCAGAGGGTTATTCAACAACAGCTAGTGGTTTAGCATCACATGCGGAAGGTAGAGATACAGAAGCTATAGGTGATTATTCACATGCTGAAGGTAGTGGCTCTAAAGCTAGTGGTATAACAGCTCATGCTGAAGGTTTAGGTACAAGTGCTTTTGGTGATTATAGTCACTCTGAAGGTTATGCAACTACAGCACTTGGTGAATTTTCACATGCTGAGGGTAGGTCTTCAGAATCATTAGGTTCAAATTCACATGCTGGTGGTTATTATTCAATTGCTAGTGGTTTAACTTCATTTATACATTCAACTAATTCAGTTGTAACTGGTTCTAGAAGTGTGGTATTAGGTGGACAAAATATTACAGGTTCAACAAATGATACTGTATATGTTCCTAATTTAAATATAAATGTTACACCTAACACAAATACAAACACAGATAATGTGTTAGTTAGAAACGCAACAACAGGTGATGTTGAGATTAGAACAATTAATAGTTTAATTAACACAAATAATACAATAACAGTTGCACTCACTGGTAGTACTGGTGTCGATTTTAATTCTATTAAATTAGCTGTTGAAAGTATTACTGGTTCTTCATCAGCAAATACATACACTGTTAAAGTTTCTGGTGGTATATATTATGAAGACCCTTTCACAATACCAACTTGGGTATCTGTTGTTGGTGATAGTTCATTATCAACAATAATTGAAGCTAATGATTCTTCACAAACATTAATACATTTAAGTGACCAATCAGCATTATTTGATTGTCAGGTTCAAGGTTGTACTGATACTGGCGTATCAGCTATTATTTATTCATCGTCAACAACACCACAATCAACTGCAATTTCTTATGTTGAAAATGTTAGGTTTGGTTCAAACTATACACACGCTAAAGTTGTTGCTTATGGTGGTGCTAACATTATTATACAATGTTCAAATGTTAAATATGGTGGTTATCCATTTACAATTGGATTCTATGCTACGAATAATGGTAGTGGTATAGGTAGGATGCAATTACGTAACGTAACGTCAACAAATGGTGGTATTTCTACAACTACTGGTTTGATATTCGCTAAAGCTGATGCGGCAAATTGTGGGTTTATAGTAAACGGTTGTTTATTAACAAAGTCAGCTGGTGCTGCTGCTGGTACTGGTTTTTATGTTGAAAATGGTGGATTTTTAAGATTAACTGCGGTTAATTTTCAAAGATGGTCAACTGGTATATATGCACCTCAAATTGGTTCAGCACCTAGTATAGATGCTATTGCTTTAAATTTTGAAAATTGTACAACAGATGTTAATATTGTACATTCTGGTGCAACTGGTAAAATACAAGGTACTGATAATTTTTTAAAAACAAAAATAAATATCAATTCACCACTTTATGAAGTTGGTCAAGACGCTAGAGTAATAACTGTAGCTAAAAAGGGTGGTGATTTTTCTTCTATAAAATCCGCTGTTGATTATTTAATAGCTAGTGCAACAACTTCAATAAATAGTAGATATATAATAGAAGTTGGGCCTGGTCAATTTATTGAAAATGAAATTGATTTAACTTCAACACCTTATGTTAGTATTGTTGGTAGTAATATTCAAACCACACAAATATTACCAAATACAAATAATCAACATATTATAAAAATTGGACAAAATAACGAGGTATCATTTTTATCATTATCTGGTGCACCATCTGGATATTCTGGATTATATTGTTACGATATAGGTGATTTTGCTCAAGCACATAAAATATCTTTTTATGATTGTGATATAAATCTTTGGGTGGAATCAGTAACTCAAGATACTAAATTTTATGGTGAATATTTAGATTTTAATGGTACTTACACATACGGTTCAAAAATTTTAAGTTCAAATGGTTTTCTTGCTTTAGCAAATTTAGAAAATTATTATAATTTCCCAAGTAGTACTGGGATAACATATTGTAACTATGCATCAGGAAGTGGTGCAACATTAAGTGTTTTTGTTGCTGATTGTCAATCAAATGGTGTATCTGGTTCTACTGCGTATTATATTCAAGATTACGCAGAGTTAAATGCATCAACAACAACTATTGATGGATTTACATATGGTGTTTATAACCCAAATGTTGGTGGTGGTGTTAGATTTGATATTGATAACGCTAGTATAGTAAATGGTGAATGGGATTTATATATTGAGAGAGTAACAACTTTTGGTACATTTGCTGGTAGTTCTAATCACGAAAAATTATATACTCAAAGTACTGATGTTTATTGGTCATTTTTAGATATAAATGATGGTGAATTTGATATAACTAGAAAAGCTTCAGTAACATTTGCTGATGGGACACATACTGATTTTACAACTTTAATTTTTGATGGTTCTACGATGGGTGTTATGGAAGGTGGTGAAATTACAATTGTAAGTGGATTTACAGTTAGCACTGCCGCTGGTTTTGGTTATTTATCAAAAACTTTAACCCCAGAAATACATAAGAGAATTGATTGGAATAATTCTCAAATTACATTAGGTGCTAATGAAAATAAATATATTTTTATAAATGAAAACGGTGTATTATCTAATTCTGGTACTAGACCAAATTCAATTCACAACATTGTTTTAGGTAGAGTTGTTACGAATTCCGTTGGTATTTCATTTATTGATTTAAGTCCATCACATTCAGACCACACTTCAAATAGATTTGGTAATTTATTTAGAGAAGCGCTAGGTCCCATATATGCATTAGGGTCAATTGTTAATGAAAATGCAACACCATTTAAATTAGATGTAACTTCTGGTGAATATTATTATTCAACAAGTGAATATTTACCATCTGGTGGTACCCAAATATCATTTACACAATATTATAGAGATGGTTTGGGTGGTTGGAATACTTCTGCAACAACTATTGTGAATAACACATCATATGATGGTAATGGTTCTTTATCTGGTTTAACTACTGGTTATTATACAAAACATACTTTATATGTTGTTGGTGACGGTATTTATGAAAAATATTTTTTAGTACTTGGTCAGAATGAATATTCAACATTAGTTGAGGCTGAAAATGCATTATTACCAACACCACCATCATTCTTTATTGATTCAGTTTCTCAAATAGCAAACATTTATATTGAACAAGGTTTTAGTGGTATTACACAAATTGAAGACATTAGACCTGTTATTGGTTTTAAGGCTGGAGGTGTAAATGCTTCTTCAGTACATGGAAACCTATTAGGGCTTGGTGCTGATGACCATACTCAATATCTTTTAGTTAATGGTGGTAGAGCTATGTCTGGAAACTTAAACATGGGTTCTAATAATATAACAAGTGTTGGAACTGTGGATGGTGTGACAGTAAGTGCTCATGCAACAAGACATCAATTTGGTGGTGCTGACCAGATTGGTACTACAACTCCATCAGCTAATGCAATACCATATGCTGATGTTAGTGGTAAACTAGATAGTTGGGTTTCAACTGGTAGTACCACAACATTAGGTAAAGTTAAATTAAGTACTTCACCAGTTTTAGTATCAAATCCAATTGTTGTTGGTGAAAATGATTTAAGATTTACCACAGCATTTACTGGTGCAACTTTTAATAATTCAACTGACACATTAACTTTAAATAGGAACAATGGTACTAGTTTATTAGTTAATGGTTTTACCGATTATTACGTAACTGGTGGTACATATTCTAGTGGTACATTAACTTTAAATCGAAATGGTCTTAGTGATATAACAATAAATGGTTTTAGTACTGGTTCTGGTAGTGGTACATTAACTGGTTCTGGTATTACTAATAAAGTTGCTTATTGGTCTGGTACTAGTGGTTTAACTTATAACATAAATTTCCATTGGGATAATTCTAATTCTAGGTTAGGTATTGGTACCTCATCACCGTCTGAAAAATTGGACGTTAGTGGTAAAACTAAAACAACTAAATTACAAGTCACATCTGGAGCTACAGCTGGTTATGTGCTTATGGCATCAGATAGTAATGGTAATGCTTATTGGTCACCTTCTGGTGGTGGCGGTGAAGTAAACACCGCTTCAAACGTTGGAGGTGCTAATGGTATTTTTTATCAAAAATCTGGTCTTGATTTACAATTTAGAACTTTATCTGCTGGTACAAATGTAACTATAACATCTGGAACTACTAAATTAACTATTAATTCAAGTGGTGAACCTAATACTGCTTCAAACTTAGGTAGTGGTAATAATATATTTGCCCAAAAATCAGGATTTGATTTACAATTTAGGTCAATCATTGCTGGTTCAAACATAACAATAACATCGGGTTCTACATCATTAACCATTAATTCAGGTTATGATTTTGGTTTAGGATTTGCACAAACAATAAATAACTATTTAACTTAAAAAATAAAAGATTATGGCGGGAAATACTGCACCAGTTTATTCAAGAATTGGAGATGTACAGTGGTCATCAAATATGACCGCTGTTAATGCAACAACTGATTTAACATCAGGTACTATTTATTTAGTTTTTACAGCGGATGCCACAAATGGTGGATATGTTCAGAGAATTAGATTTAAACCAAATAATGCGTCTGGTACTAACAACATAGCAACAGTTGCTAGGGTTTGGTTAAATAACGGTAGTACAACAGCTACCGCAACTAATAATGTTTTAATCGATGAGATATCATTACCAGCAACAACTGGTTCACCAACCGCTGCTTTACCAGTTTATGAATTACCATTAAATTTTGCAATGCCTCCAGGTTATACTATTTATGTAACTTTAGGTACAGGCGTTGCTGGTGGTTATCGTGCAACAGTTATAGGTGGAAAATATTAATTATGCTTGACTTATTTGACATACCAAAAAGTAATAGTACACGAATATTTTTTCAAAATGCATCAGGTACAACTTCAACAGGTGATTGGCAGATTTGGCAAAAACCTAGAAATTGTAAATTTGTGTATATTTTTGTTTTAGGTGGTGGTGCTGGTGGTGCTGGTGGTGTTAGTGGAATAGCATCAACCAACAGGTCTGGTGGTGGTGGTGGTGCCGCTGCCTCCGCAACCTTTGGTTTATTTCCAGCTAATTTATTACCAGATAATTTAAACGTTTTAGTTGGGGTTGGTGGTGATGGTGGAGATGCTGATACAACTGGTTCTCAAGGTTCAATATCATATGTTTCATTTGAAGCAAATTTAGCTAAAACAAACGTTCTATTAACTAGTGCCACAGCTGTAGCAGCTGGTGGTGGTTCATCATCTGGTTTAGGTGGTACAGCTGGTTCTGTATTTTCTCAAGGTAATGGATTTTTATCTTATTTAGGTGTTATTGGTACGGTTCCAGGTTCAAATGGTTCAGCATCAAATAGTTCAATTACACCAACCACAATAACATGTGGTGGAGCTGGTGGTGGTACTGCAACAAATACTGGTGGTAATAACGCTGGTGGTAGTGTTGCTGCAACCACATTTTCACCATTAATATCTGGCGGTGCTGTTGGTGGTGGTAATGGTTCAGTTGGTATATGTACTGCTTTCCCTAATGATGGAATAACAAAATTAGCTCCAACAATGTTTTTAGGTGGAGGTGGTGGTGGTGCTTTTTCTGCTGGTGTAGGTGGTAAAGGTGGTGACGGTGCATTTGGTTGTGGAGGTGGTGGAGGTGGTGCTGGTTCAGCTGGAGGTAGAGGTGGAAATGGTGGTGATGGTTTGGTAATAATAACAGCTTGGTAATTGTTTTTTAATTTATGATGGATATTTTTAATGTTCCTGGTACTAATATAATTAATTGGGTTTTTTATACTAACGGTTCTACTACATGGCAAACTTGGCAAAAACCTAAAAATTGTAAATTTGTAAATATTTTCACATTAGGTGGAGGTGGTGGAGGTGGTGGTGGCTCTGCTGGTACTGGAAATAGGTCTGGTGGAGGTGGTGGAGGTAGCTCTGCAATAGCTAGAGGTTTTTATCAAGCATCATTATTACCAGATATTTTATATATTCAAGTTGGTGCTGGTGGTGCTGGTGGAAATAGTGGTGCTAATGGTACTGGTGGTGGTTTATCATATGTATCATTTTTACCTAACACAACATCTGGGAATGTTTTATTGAGAAATGGTTTTAATGGTGGTAATGGTGGTTTAGCTATTGGCACTGCTGGTGGTGGTGGAACACTTTCAATTCAAACAAATAGTATTTTAAGTTATTTAGGTTATTTTCAAGCGGTAATTGGTTCATCTGGTGGAGCTGGACTTATTGCTAATAATGGTAGTTCAGTTACTATAAATAATATTGTTTCTGGTGGTGGTGCTGGTGGTGGTGCCAGTGCTTTGTCTTTTAGTGGTGGTTCAATTGATTCACCAGAAGTTGGGTTTGTACCAAAAATATATGGTGCGGTAACCACATCTGAAGTTGGTTCTAGTGGATTTAACTCAATAACATCATTTAATTCATCAATGCAACAACCATTATTTTTCACTGGTGGTGGTGGTGGTTCTGGTAGTGCTTTAGGTGCTGGTAGTAATGGTGGTGATGGTGCATTTGGTTGTGGAGGTGGTGGAGGTGGAGCTGGTTCAGCTGGTAATGCTGGTAGAGGTGGAAATGGTGGTGATGGTTTGGTAATAATAACAGCTTGGTAATTGTTTTTTTAATTTATGATTGATTTATTTAATTTTGTTGACGGTTCTTATAATACAGATATATTTTACACCAATGGTTCTACTGCATGGCAAACTTGGCAAAAACCTAAAAATTGTAAATTTATTAGTATTTTAGCTATTGGTGGTGGTTCTGGTGGTGGTGGAGGTAGAGGTTCTTCAATAAACTCATCTGGTGGTGGTTCTGGTGGTGGTGGTTCTGCCATAACTAAAGGTTTTTATTTAGCATCATTATTACCAGATATTTTATATATTCAAGTTGGTGCTGGTGGTGCTGGTGGTGCTGGTGGTGCTGGTGCTAATGGGTCTGCTGGTGTTGCTGGAGGTATTTCTTACATATCTATTAACCCATTTTCTACTAATCAAAATATTTTACTAATGAGTAATAGTACTGCTGCGACTGGTGGTGGTGGTGGTTTATCATCTGGGTCTGGTACTTTTGGTAGTGCTGCTGGTGGTTTTACTTTTTCAACCGCTAGACCAGTTAGTTATATTGGTATTGTTAATTCATTTGCTTCTGCTAGTTCAACCGTTGGTTCATCAATTGGTTCAACACCAACAAATGTATCTGTTACTAGTTTATTAACTGGTGGTGGTGGGGGTGGTGGAACTACCGCTGGTGGTACTATTTCAGTTGGTGCTAGCATTACTGGTAATGGATTTATACCAACAATAAATGGTGGTTTAGTTTCTGGTCAAAGTGGTGAAAATGGTTTTAGGCCAACATTAACATCAATGGATAGTTTATCTAGAAATCCATTATTTAGTGGTGGTGGTGCTGGTGGGGCTGGTGCACAAACAGGTAATGGTGGTGATGGTGGTAACGGTTCATTTGGTTCTGGTGGTGGTGGTGGTGGTGGTGCTTATAATGGTACTGGTGGTAGAGGTGGAAATGGTGGAGATGGTTTGGTAATAATTACATCATTTTAATATTTTTTAATATATTTTATTATATTTATTATTAAAATATAATATTATGTCTATTTCTTACATTATTAACAACAATGACGGTTCTTTAATTAGTCAAAATATTAGTGGTGATTTAAATGTTGCTGGTTCTTTTTCAGCAACAACTTATTTAAATTTACCACCATCTGGAGCAGTTGTTTTCACTAGTGGTTCAACTGGTTCATATTCGATTAAAGCTTCAAACGATACATTAACTGATGCAACTGGTGATTATGCAGTTGCTGAAGGTGATGCTACAACTGCTAGTGGTCTTGGTTCACATGCTGAGGGTAGAGAAACAACTGCAATTGGTAATGCATCACATGCTGAGGGTAGAGGAACAACAGCTAGTGGTAGTACGTCTCATTCTGAAGGTATTTTTACAACTGCTGTTGGTGCTTATTCACATGCTGAAGGTAGTAGCACAATAGCAAGTGGTGATAAATCACATGCTGAAGGTAATTCAACAACTGCTAGTGGTATCCAATCACATGCTGAAGGTTCTTATACAATAGCAAGTGGTAATACATCACATGCTGAAGGTTTTTCAACAATAGCAAGTGGTAGTTGGTCACATGCTGAGGGTAGAGAAACAATTGCTAGTGGTGATTCATCACATTCTGAAGGTGAATATACTACAGCTTTTTATATTGCTTCACATGCTGAGGGTAGTAATACAAGAGCAATTGGTTATGCATCACATGCTGAAGGTGCCTCTACAATATCAAGCGGTAGTTATTCACATGCTGAAGGTAAAGAAACAACAGCGATTGGTGACCAGTCACATGCTGAGGGTAGACAAACAACCGCTGGTGGTATTAATTCACATGCTGAGGGTTATCAAACAGTAGCTAGTGGTAATGGTTCACATACTGAAGGTTCTGGTACAACTGCATCAAATACAGCATCACACTCTGAAGGTTATTCAACAAAGGCTACTGGTCAATTTTCACACGCTGAAGGTAGACAAACAACTGCTAATGGTACTTATTCACATGCTGAGGGTTATAATACTATTGCTCAACTTGGTGCGTCACATGCTGAGGGTTTTCAAACAACCGCACAAGGTAATGCATCACATGCTGAAGGTTTATATACTGTTACTAGTGGTAATTATTCACATGCAGAAGGTCAATTAACAATAGCTTTTGGTACTGGTTCACACGCTGAAGGTAATAGTACAACCGCACAAGGTAATTTTTCACATGCTGGTGGTTCAACGTCAATAGCTATTGGTGAAACTTCTTTTATACATTCAACTAATTCAACTGTTAGTGGGGTTAGAAGTGCTGTATTAGGTGGTCAAAATATTAATGGTGCTGCTAATGATACTGTATATGTACCAGATTTTGTAATTAAAAAAGTTGAAGCCGTACCAACAAGTAGTTCTGATACAATAGGTGAAGATGGGTCAATAACTTGGGATGATACTTATTTTTATTGGAAAGCTGATGGTCAATGGTTAAGAGTTTTGGGTTCAACATTTTAAAATATAAATAAATAAATAAAAACAAAAAAAATTATGAGTACATTAAAAGTAGATTTAATATCAGGTTATACAACTGATTTAGTTCAAATTAAAGGAAGTGTTGCTGAAGGTGAGCAAACAACAGCTAGTGGTTTAATATCACATGCTGAAGGTGAACAAACAACAGCAAGTGGTAACAAATCACATGCTGAAGGTTATTATACGATAGCTAGTGGTCTTTATTCACACGCTGAAGGTGTTATTACAACCGCAATAGGTGATGCATCACATGCTGAAGGTTCTGAAACAACAGCTCAAGCTGATACATCACATGCTGAGGGTCAATTAAGTAAAGCAAAGGGTACTTCATCACATGCTGAAGGTTATCAAACAACTGCACTTGGTTCTAAATCACATGCTGAGGGGTGGAACAGCGCAGCTACTTCTACTGCATCACACGCTGAAGGTTATACTTGCTATGCGTCTGCTGATTATTCACATGCTGAAGGTTATTTCACATTAGCGAGTGGTGAGGCATCACATGTTGAAGGTAAAAATACAACAACAATAAATGCAGCAGCACATGCTGAAGGTAGTGGTACAACAGCTAGTGGTATTGCATCACATGCGGAAGGTAGAAATACACAAGCGAATGGTGAAGCTTCACATGCTGAAGGTTATGATACAATTGCATCTGGTACTTATGCTCCACACTCTGAGGGATTTGGTACTGTTGCTAGTGGTTATATTGGTGCACATGCTGAAGGTTATGCTACAACCGCTAGTGGTAATTATGGTGCACATGCTGAAGGTAATAATACAACATCGAGTAATACAGCATCACATGCTGAAGGTAGTGGCACAAAAGCAACTGGTAATGCATCACATGCTGAAGGTTATACAACAACAGCAACTGGTAATGGTTCACATGCTGAAGGTTATTTAACTAATGCTGTTGGTGTTGCATCACATGCTGAAGGTTATTATACAATTGCTAATGGTAATTATTCACATGCTGGTGGTTTTGAGACAGTTAGTGATGGTTTAAATTCATTTATACATTCATCAGGTTCAACAGTTAGTGGTAATAGAAGTGTTGTATTAGGTGGTAAAAATATTACAGGTACTGCTAATGATACTGTATATGTTTCTAAACTTGAAGTTGCTGAAACTAGTGAAGGTATTATTATGAAAAGTCCAGATGGTACAAGATATAAATTAACAATTGCTAATGGTGGTACTATTAGTATAACTTTAGCATAATTAAATAATATTTATAAATAAAAAAAATATATTATGAGCATTTCTTATATAATAAATAATCAAGAAGGATTATTATTGACTGGTCAAACTATTAACGGTAACTTAAAGGTTAACGGTAACTTATCTGGTTCAACCTTTTATGGTGACGGTTCTAATTTAACTGGTGTATCTAGTGTTTGGGTTAGTGGTTCAACTGGGACAAATTCAATTAAAGCAAACAATGCTAGTAGCATTGACGCAACTGGAAATTATGCTGTTGCTGAAGGTAGTAATACATTAGCAAGTGGTAATGCATCACATGCTGAAGGTTCAGGTACAACTGCATCAAGTACAGCATCACATGCTGAAGGTTATTTAACAATAGCTAGTGGTCAGTTTTCACATGTTGAAGGTGCTGGTACAACCGCTATTGGTGCCGCATCACATGCTGAAGGTAGTGATTCAAAGGCTCTTGGTGATATATCACATGCTGAAGGTTCTTATACAACAGCAAGTGGTTTTTCATCACATGCTGAAGGTGAAGGTACAATAGCTAGTGGTTATGCATCACATGCTGAAGGTGCTGGAACAACTGCTAGTAATCAATATTCACATGCTGAAGGTCAAAACACAAAAGCAACTGGTGATAGTTCACATGCTGAAGGTGCTGGTACGACAGCAAGTGGTGCCGCATCACATGCTGAAGGTGGTGATTCAAAGGCTCTTGGTGATAGTTCACATGCTGAGGGTGTATTAACATTAGCTAATAGTATAGCATCACATGCTGAAGGTGAATCAACAATAGCTAGTGGTTATGCATCACATGCTGAAGGTTATGAAACAACTGCAAGTAACAACGCATCACATGCTGAAGGTAAAAATACAAAAGCAACTGGTGATAGTTCGCATGCTGAAGGTTCAGGTACAACTGCAAATAATACAGTATCACATGCTGAAGGTTTATTAACAACAGCTAGTGGTTATGCATCACATGCTGAAGGAGCTAATACAATAGCAAGTGGTGACACATCACATGCTGAAGGTAATGGTTCAGTAGCAAAAGGTATTATATCACACGCTGAAGGTGGTGGTACATTGGCAGAAGGTAATTGGTCACATTCCGAAGGTTTTCAAACAAAAGCATTAGGTAATAGGTCACATGCTGAAGGTAGTAATACAACTGCGCAAGGTGCTGCATCACATGTTGAGGGTTATTTCACATTAGCTAGTGGTGATACATCACATGCTGAAGGTTGGTCTGCAATAGCAAAAGGTATTGCATCACATGCTGAAGGTAGTGGAACAACTGCAAATAATACAGCATCACATGCTGAAGGTTTTAATACTAGGGCATTAGGTAATTATTCACATTCTGAAGGTTATAATACAATCTCTAGTGGTTTTTCATCACACGCTGAAGGTTGGTATACAACTGCTAAACATAATTATTCACATGCCGAAGGTAGAAACACAACAGCTAGTGGTCAAAATTCACATGCTGAAGGTTTTCAAGCAAAAGCTATTGGTATCGTATCACATGCTGAAGGTAGGGAAACAATAGCTAGTGGTAGTTCATCACATGCTGAAGGTTATTTAACAACCGCTGGTGGTAATTATTCACACTCTGAAGGTAATAAAACAAAAGCATTAGGTAATGGTTCACATGGTGAAGGTGGTTATTATTTTGATGGTTTTACATTATATGAAGGTACTATAGCATCTGGTCAATCATCACATGCTGAAGGTCTTCAAACAACAGCTATTGGTGATATGTCACATGCTGAAGGTAGTTATACAATTACAAAAGGTTTTGGTTCACATGCTGAAGGTAATTCAACAATAGCAAGTGGTCAATCATCACATGCTGAAGGTGAGCTAACAAGGTCTATTGGTCAAGCTGCACACTCTGAAGGTTATTATACAACTGCCTTAGTTGATTATTCACATGCTGAAGGTTCAGGTACAACAGCTAAAGGTGTTGCATCACATGCTGAGGGTAATGGTTCAATAGCTAGTGGTAGTAGTTCACACGCTGAAGGTTATACAACAAAAGCAATAGGTGATGCATCACACACTGAAGGTTGGTTTACTACAGCTTTTGGTTCTTTTTCACATGCTGAAGGTCAAAATACAACAACTATTGGTGATATGTCACATGCTGAAGGTTATTTTACTACAGCAAGCGGTGATTCATCACATGTTGAAGGTTATTTAACAACAGCGATTGGTGAGTCATCACATGCTGAAGGTAGTGGTTCATTAGCTAGTGGACATATATCACATGCTGAAGGTTATACAACAAAAGCAATAGGTGATGCATCACACACTGAAGGTTGGTTTACTACAGCTTTTGGTTATTATTCACATGCTGAAGGTAGAAATACAACAGCTATTGGTGAAAGGTCACATGCTGAAGGTTATTTTACTACAGCAAGCGGTAATTCATCACATGTTGAAGGTTATTTAACAACAGCGATTGGTAATTCATCACATGTTGAGGGTGATTCTACAACAGCACAAGGTGAGGCATCACATGCTGAAGGTAGTGGTACAAAAGCAATTGGTTATGCATCACATGCTGAGGGTGATTCTACAACAGCACAAGGTGAGGCATCACATGCTGAAGGTTATTTAACAACAGCTTTTGGTTATTTTTCACATGCTGAAGGTAGAAATACAACAGCACAAGGTGATTATTCACATGCTGGTGGTTCTTATTCAATTGCTAGTGGTTTAACTTCATTTATACATTCAACAAATTCAAACATAGGTGGTGATAGAAGTGCTATTATTGGTGGACAAAATATTACAGGTTATACAGATGATACTGTATATGTTCCTAATTTAAATATAAATTATACACCATCAAATGATAATGCATTAGATGATGTATTAGTTAGAGCAAATGATGGTACAGTTAAATATAGGTCAGCTTCCACAATTGGTGGTGGGGCTGTTGGTGAGTTTTTACCATTAAGTGGTGGTACCGTAACTGGTGAAACAATTTTTACTAGTGGTGTTACATTTACTAGTGGTGTAACTGCTAACACAATTAGTGCTACAAGTATAACAGCTGATTATTTTTATGGTGATGGTTCAAATCTTGGTGGGGTTGTTGGTTTAACTTATTCTGATTTAGGATTTACAATTACGTCACCAACACCAACAACAATTGGTCAAGATGTTGTTTTACCTTACAATTCAACTGTAACATACCCAACACCATTAATTATTGACCCAGGTTATTCAGTAACAGTACCAGCTGGTACAACTTTAACAATAATATAATAAATTAAAATAAATAAAAAAAAATGAGCACATTAAAAGTAGATTTAATATCTGGATTCACAACAAATTTGGTTACCATAGATGGTAAAGTTGCTGAAGGTTTAAACACAACAGCTAGTGGTATAGCATCACATGCTGAAGGTAGAAATACAACAGCTAGTGGTGATTATTCACATGCTGAGGGTGGTTTTTCATCTTCAAATGGTAATTATTCACATGCTGAGGGTACTAATACAATAAGTAATGGCCAAGCATCACATGCTGAAGGTGATGGCACAAGTGCAATTGGTAATGCATCACATGCTGAAGGTATTGTAACAACAGCTAATGGTGTTGGTTCACATGCTGAAGGTAGTTATACAATAGCTAGTGGTAATTCGTCACATGCTGAAGGTTCTTACACAACAGCTAGTGGTGCATATTCACATGCTAGTGGTAATATTACAATAGCTAGTGGTGATGGTTCATTTGTTCATGGTTATAACTCAACAGCTTCAGGTACTAATACTATAGTTTTAGGTAATAATATTAATGGTACAGTAAGTAATATGGTATATATGTCAGCAACTGAATTTACAGATATTAATGGTATTATTATGAGAAGCCCAAATGGTACAAGATATCGTGTTACAGTATTAAATGATGGTACATTAAGTACTTCACCAGCATAAAATAATAATATTAATAAATAAAAAAAAATGAGTCAAATTAAGGTAGATATAATATCAGGTTACACATCTGATTTAGTTCAAATTAAAGGAAGTGTTGCTGAAGGTAATTATACAATTGCTAGTGGTCAATCAGCACATGCTGAAGGTAATTCAACCACAGCAAGTGGTAGTTCATCACATGCTGAGGGTTTATTTACAAAAGCACAAGGTAATTATACACATGCTGAAGGTTTATATACTACAGCAATTGGTGAAGGTTCACATGCTGAAGGAGATAGTTCAACATCTAGTGGTATTAGGTCACATGCTGAAGGTAATTCAACAATAGCTAGTGGTGCTTATTCACATTCTCAAAATTATAATACAAAAGCAATTGGTACTGGGTCACATGCTGAAGGTAGTTATACAACAAGCGTTGGTAATTATTCACATGCTGAAGGTGGTTATACAACTTCTAGTGGTGCTTATTCACATACTGAAGGTGGTCAAACAATAGCTAGTGGTTTAACTTCACATGCTGAGGGTAGTCAAACAACAGCTGGTGGTAATTATTCACATGCTGAGGGTTATGGTACTTTTGCAAAAGGTGATTATTCACATGCTGAAGGTTATTTAACAAAAGCCAATGGTGAACTATCTCATACTGAAGGTAGTCAAACAACTGCTAATGGTCAATATTCACATGCTGGAGGTGTTAGTTCATTAGCATCAGGAACTGCATCATTTGTTCATTCAACTAATTCAACAGCATTTGGAAATAGAAGTGCAGTTATTGGTGGTCAAAATATTACAGGTTCAGATAGTGACACTGTATATATGCCTAAAATTGAATTAGCTGAAACTGGTGAAGGTGTTATTATGAAAAGTCCAAACGGTACAAGATATAAATTAACCATTACAGATGCTGGTGCTGTAATAGCTTCAATAGTGTAAATTTAAAACATAATAATAAAAATAAAGGTTGGGGTTTCCCAACCTTTTTTTATTCATCATATAAATCTTTTGGTTTAGTACATTTTTCTTTTATTAATTTCTCAACAAAAGAAAACATTTTAAGACCATTTTCTTCACAATACTCTTTTAATAATTTATGAGTATTTGGGGTTATTTTAAGGTTTTTTGTACGCTTCATAATAGTTTTTATAATAAATATGACAAAAGTATTACTTTTATCATACTAATTTTTGTTGTAAAACAACAAAAAAAAGTTTTTCGATTTTATCGATATATTTATTATAAAATGAGTCAAGATAATAATTAAATTAAAAAAGTAAATAATGGCAGATAAAGTATTCGTCAGTCCAGGTGTCTATACCTCAGAGAAAGACTTAACATTCGTTACACGTCAGGTTGGTGTAACAACATTGGGGTTAGTTGGTGAAACAACACAAGGTCCAGCATTTCAACCTATTTTTGTTTCAAACTACGATGAGTTTGTATCATTCTTTGGTTCTTGTAATGCGACTAGAGTAAAAGATAATGGTGCCCCTAAATATGAATTACCATATATTGCAAAATCATATTTATCACAATCAAATCAATTATTTGTTACCAGAGTATTAGGGTTTTCTGGTTATGATGGTGGTAGAGCATGGGGTATAACGTTAAGTTCAGCATTAGACCCATCAACAGTTGGTATTGCTTCAACTACTTCAAATGACCCATTAATTTCATTTACTGCTGATTCAACTGGTTCAATAACTAATTTAGTTTCAACAAACTCAGTTATACAAAGTTTATGGAATAATAATGTGATAGGTCTTGATTATTTAGTTTCTGCATCTGTTGGTCCAGTTTCTGATATCCCAGAAACATTTGAAAAGGTTGGTACAGTATTTCAAGGTGCTGAAACTGTTGGTTTAACATTGACATCTACAGTATCTGACTCAAATGGTACAACTGGTACAACTTCAGGTATTACAATTCAATATTCTGGTGCTGGTTATTCTAATGTTGAGGGTAAACTTTTGACTTTATTAAGGTCTAGAGGTAAATATAATGGTAATGAGCAATTAGTATTTGAAATTTCTGCAAATACACAAATCGGTTTTGGTACTAGTGTTACTACAGCTGAAATTGACCCATATGGTGAATTTGAAATATTTGGTACTGGTAGCATATCTGGACCATTTAGTTATGTATTATCTTTTGATAAAACTAAGAAAAATTATTTACCAAGAGTTTTAGGTAGAGACCCACAAGATGGTAAAACAACAATATTTGTTGAAGAAATATATGAAAATATGTTTGCTGATTATATATCAAATGAACAAGTTTTAGGTATTAATATAACTAATTTAGTTGAATACGATAAAGCATTTGATGATTTCAAAAAAGAATTCCAACCAGCTGTAACACCATGGGTTGTATCTGAACTTCGTGGTACTAACGTATTTAGATTATTTAGACTTTGGACTATTTCTGATGGTGATGCAGCAAATAAACAATTTAAAATATCAATTAGAAATATTCAACCAGATTTAAAAGAATTTGATTTAATTGTTAGAAGTTATTATGACACAGATGCTAGACCAAATGTTTTAGAATCATTTAGTAGATGTTCTATGAATCCAGCATCTAATAATTATATTGCTAAAAGAATAGGTACATTAGATGGTGAATTTCCTTCAATGTCTAATTATGTATTAATTGAAATGGATGATTCAGATAATAAAGAATCTTTCCCAGCTGGATTTGTTGGTTACCCACAAAGAGATTATACTGAAAATGGTAACACAAATGTTCAAGCACCAACAATTGAATATAAAAAAGATTATGGTGTATTTGAAAACAAACGTAAATATTATTTAGGTTTAACTGATACAAAAGGTATTGACCAAGATTTCTTTGATTATAAAGGTGCGCCAGATAGTTCAGTTATTGATATGTGGACTGGATTAACAAAAGGATTCCACATGGATAGTGGTGCTAGTATGGCAACAATTGATAATGTTTGTGTTGTTATAAATGCATCTGGTGGTACATATTGTCCAGTATATGAATTCGAAACTGGTTGTTGTCCTTTCCAAAATGATTTCCAATTAGAAGGTACTTCATATGAAAAATTATATTCTCGTAAGTTTACCTTTGTACCTTATGGTGGATTTGATGGTTGGGACCCATATAGAACAAGAAGAACAAACACTGACCCTTATTTAATTAATGGTACAAAAGGTTCTGTTGGTTTGGTTAATGGTACTTTTAGTAATAGAACATTATCTAATGGTGACCCAGGTATTACATCTGATTATTACGCATACTTAGAAGCTATTTGGACATTTAAAAATCCAGAAGCAACAAATATTAACGTATTTGCAACTCCAGGTATTGATACATTTAGCAATACTAACTTAATTGAAGAAGCTATTGAAATGGTTGAGCAAGATAGAGCTGACTCTTTATACATTGTTACAACACCAGATACTGATGCTGGAGGTGAGGTATTATTACCAGAAGATGTTGCTGACCAATTATATGGTCAATTTGATAGTAACTACACATGTACTTACTGGCCATGGATTCAAATTAACGATGCTGAGAATAATGTTTATATCTATGTGCCACCAACAAGAGATGTTGTTAGAAACATAGCTTTAACGGATAATATCGCATTCCCATGGTTCGCTGTAGCTGGTGTTCAAAGAGGTGATGTTGATGCTATCAAAGCTAGAGTTAAGTTAACTTTAGGTGAAAGAGATACATTATACGAAAATAGAATTAACCCAATTGCAACATTCGCATCTGAAGGTATTAAAATTTGGGGTAATAAAACATTACAAGTTAAAGAAAGTGCTCTTGATAGAATCAATGTTAGAAGACTATTGTTACAAGCTAGAAAACTTATTTCTGCTGTTGCAATTAGATTACTATTCGAACAAAATGATGATATCGTTAGAAATCAGTTCTTAAGTTTGGTTAACCCAATATTAGACAATATTAGGTCACAAAGAGGTTTAACAGACTTTAGAGTTGTTCTTGATGTAACTCCAGAATCAATTGATAGAAATGAGTTATGTGGTAGAATATTCTTAAAACCAACTAGAGCGTTAGAATTTATATGTGTAGAATTTAACATCGTACCAACTGGTGCATCATTTGATGATATCTAAAAAATAAAATAAAAAAGGGTTGTTTATTCAACCCTTTTTTTAAAAAAAATAGAATTGTCAATATTTATTAAAAGATAACAAATAAAAAGAATTAAAAAATAAAAGAAAATGGCTGATTTATTGATGAAAATGCCCGTACCTTATGAGCCAAAAAAGAAGAATAGATGGCTTTTAAGATTTCCAGCTGACTTGGGTATACAAGAATGGTGGTTAGCGTCTGCTTCAAGACCTTCTATCACACAAAACGAAGTTGAGATTCCTTTCTTAAATACTTCTACATGGGTAATCGGTAGATTTACTTGGGAATCTATAAGTGTAACATTTAGAGACCCAATTGGTCCTTCTGCTGCTCAAGCTATTATGGAATGGGTTCGTTTACAATCAGAATCTATCACAGGTAGACAAGGTTATGCCGCTGGTTATAAAAAAGATGTTGAATTAGAAATGCTTGACCCAACTGGTGTTGTTATTGAAAAATGGCAATTACAAGGTACTATGTTAACAAATGTTAACTTTGGTGACTTATCAATGGATGATGATGCGATTGCTGATATCACTGCTGATTTAAGATTTGACAGAGCAATACTTTTGTTTTGATTTTTATTTAACAAAAAAAACTTTATCAAATATAAGCATTATGGCAAAGGCAAAGAAGGATGGTAAACCTAAAAGAAATAGGGTTAACCTAGCTAAAAAATTACGATTAATTGATAAAAATTATGAGTTATTAAAACAATATCAAGAAAACCTATAGAAATATAGGTTTTTTTATTTTAATTTAAATATTTATAAATAAAAGTAATGAGAAGATTTGATAAAAAATTAAACATACAAAAAGCTAATTTATTGGCTGAACAAAGATATTTTGAATTAAAAAAATTTATTAATGAAGATTTTGATAATAAATTAATACCAGTTGGTTCTAAAATTCAATTTAACGGAAAAGATGGTGAAGTAATTGAATACAAAACCAATCTTAATAATGAAATTTTTTATCTTATTAGATATAACGATGGTAGTGAAGAATATGCTGTACCTAGGGATAAAAGAATTAAAAGTATAAACGAATCATTTAATACACCAATTACTAATAATTTAAATTATGGTGATTCTATTACTTGGTTAGGTGATGATAAAATATTTTCAGATGGTAAATCAGTTAAAAAAGGTGACCAAGGTTCATATATAGGTAAAGATGAAAATGGTTATGCTGTTAGTTTTTCAAAAAACTTTTATGCGGGTGAAACCGATTTTAAAAAAAATTAAATAAAAGTAATTATTAATATTATTTACAAAAAAATTTATTGACCTATATTTATTTTTGAAACAATAAATAAATAAATATAAAAATTAATAAGTTTTAATTATGGATAATAGACCAAAGGTTTTTCCAACCCCAGAACAAATTGCATCTGCAAATCAAACTGGTGAAGAAATCGCAAAACAACAAGAACAAACAATTACATCTGGACAAGTATCATCTGGTGAAGCTGCGGCTGCTGCTGAAATGGCAAGAAGAACATATGAACAATTAAAAGCTAGAGAAGAAGCTTTAAGACAAGCTGAATTGGCTAATAACGATGTTGTTTCTACTACATTAAATCCACAAGTTGAAGTTCAACCACAACAAACACAAGTATTTTCACAACCAATACAAAGTCCAATAAAATCTTTACCAAAGGAAGTTAAATCAAATCTTGATGCAAAGTTGTCTGAAATTAGTCAACCACAAATGAATCAACCTTATGATATTATTCCTTTACCAAGTGAAGGTAAATTATATAAAAACAAAAAAGGTAAAATTAAAGTATCTTTTTTAACTGCTGCTGATGAAAATATATTAACATCACCAAACTTATTAGAGAGTGGTGATTTCTTAGAAATTTTAATAAATAGAAAAGTATTAGAATCAGAATTAAGATATAGGGATTTATTACCTGGTGATAGAGATGCTATTATGATTTGGCTTAGAGCTACTGGTTATGGTGAGATGTATCCAGTGACGATTTTAGATGAAAATAATAAACCATTTGATACTGAAGTTGATTTAACAAAATTAAAAGTTAAAAAATTACCAGTTGAGCCAGATAATGAAGGTTTATTTTCATTTACTTTACCAGTTTCAAAATCAACTGTAAAATTTAAATTATTAACAATTGGTGAGATTGATGAACTTGAAAAGTTATCACGATTCTTAAAAGAAGAAAATAATTTAATTAATACTGAAGCAACTTTATTACTTGAATCTCAAATTATTGATATTGATGGTATTAGAGAGAAAAGTTATATTTCTGATTTTATTGAAAACATGAGAATAATGGATAGTAAAAAATTAAAAGAACATATTGTTGATATAAATTGTGGAATTGACATGAACATTACGTTCAGGACTCCTGGGGGAGAGTCCGTTACTCGATTTCTTCCCTTTACAATCAAGTTTTTTTGGCCTGACTTTGAACTATAAAACTTATTTGTTAGAAGAAATTTATTATTGTGTTAAACATATTGGTTTTACTTATAACGATGTTTTAAATATGTCAGTATATGAAAGAAGACAATATTTAAATTTATTACTTAATGAAAATCAAAAAAAATCAGAGGTAATTGAAGAAGAAAAAGAAAAATACGCAAATAAAAATGCAAAAGGTAGTAGAACAACAAAAGTTTCTGGCGACCAATTAAAAGCAAAATTAAAATCTGGAGAGATACCCAACTAATAAAAAGTTGGGTATTTTTCTTTGGTTTAGATATTTATTACTAACAACTAATATTTAAATGAAACTTATAATAAATGAATGGACTTTATTAATATCAAATGGTTTAGTATCTGAAGCCAAATATCAAGATATTATTAAAAAACTTAAAAAAGGTGATAAGTTAGAATATACCGATAAAAACGGTGAAGTTTTAAACTTTGAAGTCATATTCAATGATAGTGGTCAACTATATCTAAAAAATTTAGATAATGGCGTTTATAAGAATAATTATTTTTTCCTTACGGTTAGTGATTTAACTGATAACAATTTATCATTTAAAACAATAAATATATTAAAAAATTTACCAGATAATTTAAAAGACGAAAAAGATGACTCTAAAAAATTATCAGCAATATTAAAATCATTTCCAATTGATAAATGGAAAAAGTCATCATTTAAAAATCTTGATAAAATATTAATGGGTGGTGAAGCAATCGATATTGTTAAACCAGAAGCTGAAGATGAAAAATTTAAAAACTATATACCAGTTAAAGATTTGACACCAATTTATGATGAATTAAAATCACTTAAACCTGGTACAACATATAAGTTTACACTATCAAATGGTGGTGAAATAGATTTAAATTTAATTGATAATAAAGAAAATAGTTTATTTTTTGAATATAATAACTTAATTGGTCCAGCAAAGGCATATACTGATTTAATAAATGCTGAATTAATTTTAGATTTATCAAAACAAAACGTTCAACAAAAAGTATCATCAATAGCAGATGAAGAAAATGTTGACTCTGTTTATACTATTAAATTTAAGAAATTAAAAGAAGGTGAAGATAAACAAGGTAATAGAGCATATGATGTTATTACTATAAAAAATATTAAAGAAATTGACCCAATTGGTTCTTTTAATGAAAAAGATAAAGATAATAAAGAAGAGTCAGGTAAAGAAATAGAAGATTTTTCTGATGAGGAAATTGATGATATGTCTGTTGAGGACATAACTAGTTTGGTTTTAAATGACCCAACATTTAAATCAGCTTTTTTATCTAAACCTAATTTTTGGAAAAGTTTAGTTGGTGGTAAACCAAAAGGTATATTAGCAGCTAAAGATATCTTAAAGAATTTTAATACATCATCATCTAAAGATGATGATAAAAAAGAAAAGAATGTTGTTATTGATTTTTTTAAAAATAACGTAGAATATTATGTACAATTATTAGATAAATCATTTACCAGAGGTGAATTAACTATTGATTTAACTAAAAAATATAAAGTAAAAGCTAAAAAAAGAACAAATGTTAAAGGAGGTTTAACCGTATTTTTATATGGTGATGGTTTTATATTTAAAGTTAATTCTTTACTTGGTGATGCTAAAAATGAATTTAGAGCAACTTTAATTGTTAATGATGGTACTAAAAATGAAGAAAATAGAGCAATAAGAGTTCTAGATGCATATTAATTATGGCTAAATACGAATTTGATAAGAAGAAATTTGAAGAATGGAAAGCGGCCCAAAAGGAGTCACTTGAAATTCAACAAAAGATGAATAGTAGTCTTGGTGGTTATTTTGAAACCATGAAGAAAATTGGTGAGCTACAAAAAAATATTCAGTTTATTGAACAAAAGGTTACTCAGTTAAAGGAAGAACAATCTAAAGCTGAAAAAGATTTATTAGAAAATACAAAAAAACTTAATAAAGCGACTGCTGATGGTGATGCTGAAGAAATAAAAGCATTACAAAAAAAAGATGATGAATTAAGAAAAATTCTTGCAGCTAAAAAAGAAGGTTTAAAAATAACCGAAAAAGAATTAGGGTTACTTAAAGAACAAACTGCACAATTAACTGAGCAAGCAAAGCAAGCTAGTTTATTAAGTGCTGGTTTAGGTTCAGCTGTTGGGTTTTTAGGTAAAACCCCTGGATTGATTAGTAAAGGTTATGGTATGCTTAAAAGTACTGGAATCTTTGATATTGAAAAACCAATATTGAATGCTAATAAAAGCATGGCTGGTTCAGAAAAAACTTATGATAATATTTTTAATAGTATTAGAGGTGCTGCTAAATCAACAACAATGTGGGGTGTTGGTGTTAAAGATTTAGCTGAAATGCAACAAGGTTATAGTGAGGCTATTGGTAGGTCAGTAATGTTAACCAAAGAAGGTTATATTGCAATGGGTAGAATGTCTGAAGGTACTGGATTAGGTAAAGAATTTGCTATCGGTATTGCTGGTGAAATGGATAAATTTAACATTTCAGCTGAAAGAACTAGTACTATTGTTGAAAACACTATGAATAAAGCTGCAAAAATTGGTGTTAATGGTGCCGCAGCATTAAAATCATTACAAAACAATTTAAAATTAGCACAAAGATTTAATTTCAAAGGTGGTATTGCTGGTTTAGCTAAATTATCTGCTGAGGCTACAAAACTTAGATTGGATATGGATGGTATTGCTGGTATGGCTGAAAAAGTATTTAGACCAGAAGGTGCAATAGAAATGGCTGCTAGATTAACAACTTTAGGTGGTAAATTTGCTGCTTTGGGTGACCCTATGCAATTAATGTTTAAAGCAAGAAATGACTTTGCTGGATTTTCAAAAGATATTGGAAAGGCAACATCTCAATTTGTTACATTCAATAAAGAAACTGGTGAAATGGAAATTAAACCAGGTTCACTTGATTTGATGCGTGAGATTTCTGATGCAACTGGTATTTCAGTTGAAAAACTTCAAGAAATGGGTGAAGCTCAAGCGCAATTAGAAGAAGTTAAAAGAGGTCTTAAGGGTGGTATGTTCAGTGAAGCTGATTCTGAATTAATAAGTTCTTTTGCAAAATTTGAAGATGGTAAATGGAAAGTTGAGGCTGGTAGTTTTAGTAAAGATTTAAAGGATTTAAATCAACGTGATATTGAAAGGATTAAAGCTGAAGATAAAACTTTAGAAGAAAGAGCTGAGTTTGGTAGGTCTTTTGATGAAACCATTCAAGATTTGATTTTAATGGTTAAAGAAATGTTATTACCATTAGCTAAATCATTAAGAGAAAATTTTGGTGATAGAGTTAAAGATTTAGCTAAATGGTTTAATAGTTCAGAATTTAGAACTATGGTTGAAGATGTAATTACTGGTATTGGTGATTTTATAAAATATATTGGTGATTTCATGAAAAATAATCCAATAACTTCAGCAGTTGTTGCTGGTGGTGCCACATTTGGTGGAATTTTATTTGAAGGTGCTAAATGGATTGCAAGTGGTTTAGCATTAGCTCAAGGATTTAAACTAGGTACTGGTGGTATGTTTGGTGGTGTGCCTGGAGGTGGTGGTGTGCCTGGAGGTGGTGGTGCAACTAGTTTAATGGGTAAGATGATGGGTAAAAATGTTGCTGGTGGTAAATTTGCTGCGGGAACTATGGGTTCTATGGGTCTTGGATTAGGTTTAGGTGCATTAGGTATGGGTATGCAATATGGTAGAAGTCAAATGGATAATCCTGAAAGCACTGGTGGTAAAATGTTAGGTATTGGTGCTAAAGGTTTGGAATATGCTGCTATGGGTTCTATGTTTGGACCATGGGGTGCGTTAATAGGTGGTGGTCTTGGTCTTGGTATGGGTATTTATGATGAATATGTGACTAAAGGTACTAGAGGTAAAAATAAATCAAATACTGTACCCACACATAAATTTAATGATGCAGTAATGTTTCATGAACAAGATAAATTTTTAAAAGTTAATGATGCAGTTCAAATAGCTGGTACTAGTGTAAATGGTAATGCTAAATTAGCTCAAGAACTTTCAAAGAATTCATCTTCAATGCCTGGTGAGATGACTCATAAATTTGAAGATATGAAGATAACAATCGATGTTAATATTCCAGGAAACGAAAAATTAGGTTCTCAATTGGCAAATACACCAGAATTTATTAGAAGAATTAATGAAGCAATTAATAAAGAAATTGCCATGGCTGCTGGTGGTGGTAAATTATCAGGTGGTGGACCAAAAAAATCAGGTAAAAAATAATTTGTTAATTTTTTGTTAAAATTAATAAAAAAGTTGCTAAATAGAAATAAATATACTATTATTTTAATATATTATAATATAATAATATTATATATAATTAATAATATAAATTATAATAAATAATATATAATATAATTAATAATATACAATAAATAATATATAATATAATTAATAATAATATTATAGTTTATTTATTTTTTCAAAATTTTTATTAGCATAGTATTTATATAGAAAGAATTTAAACTATGCCAAATTCAATAAATTTATTATCACCTTCTTTTAGGGATTATTTATTATTAAAAAATTTAGTTACCGATACGGTTGTTGATAATGGTTTAGAATCATTATTAGGTGGTATTGGTAAACCAACTGAAATTGAAACTTCACCAAATGCAGTACAACCTTCAAATAGTATTAGTAATACTGGTCCTGTTTATCAAGAATTAAATACTATACTAAATCAATATCAAGGTACTGAAAATGATTATACTCAAGTTGATATAGTTTTTAATAATTCAATTAATAGTACAATAACTCAATCTGGACCATATACAAGTAATAATGAATTATTAAATGGTCAATTTTATTATAATGGTAATTTAGTTACTAGTGAATCAATAAGACAAGATTTAACAACTAAAAATGTTTATATTGATAAAGAAAAGCAAACTGTAATTAATTTAAATACTCAACCAGTTGCTGCTTATCAAAATTTAACTTCTTATATTGATGAAAATAATAATTTAAATGTTGGTGGACCATCTACACAAGCTGCTGATATAATAGCTGGTATTGCAAGTGGTCAAGGTGTTGGTTTTAATTCCACTGGTGGTTTAGTTGCAAATGAAGATATTAGGTCAACTTTATTAGGTAGAGTATTAGGTGCAACTGGAGTTATAAACGATACACCTTTAGGTAATATAGGTGGTCAACAATTATTAGCACATGTTGGTTATAATGCAGCATTTGGTTTACAACAAGAAACTTTAGGTAGTTTAAATTTAAATCCACTATCATTAATAAGGGGTACCGATTTAATTACTTTAAACTATCAAGTTACTGTACCAAAAAATTCAACCAATGGTGGTAAAATTTTAAATTTTGCAGCAAACGTATTAGGTGTTCAAGCACCTGTTAGTTTATTACAACAAAGTATTTTTAGTTTTGATGATAAAGGTGGTATTATAACAATTGGTAATATTGAAAGAGGTAATGAAATAATTAAAAATTCAGGTAAAGGTCAAGTTAATTCATTATTTACTAACTTAAGAGCAAATACAAATATACAAAACCCAGGTAATAGGATTTTAAGAAAGGGTTATGCACCAGGATATAATGATGATAGAGTATCAAAAGGTGAAAATACTGGTGATGGTTTAAATCCTTTTTTATATGCTAGAGATAATGGTAAAGGTGATATTTTTAATTTTTTAAGTGGTGATGAAAATATTCCAATATCATCTGGTAATTATGCTAGAAGTGAACAAATATCTCAAGATGGTTGGGATAAATATTATTTTAGAAGAAATGATTATAATTCACAAAAAGGTGGTGTTTCTTTTATGTATAAAGATTCTTGGGGTTGGCCTGACTTAAAATATAATAAAGATAGTAATGTTGAACCAAATATTGGTTCTAATGAATTATTTATTGGTACTAAATCAAATGAAAAAACTTTATTATATAAAACTCAAAAATTATTTAATAGTGGTTATATGAGAACTTTAATAACAGGACATGGTATTAAAGAAGATGACAAAACTCAAATAAATTCATCAGTATCTAATGTTGGTAAATATACATCTAAAGGTAGTGGTGTATTATCAAAAAACGCACTTTTAAAAAATGAAGATAAAGGACCTGAAAATGTTTTTTGTAGAACTTGGACAACATATGATAGATATTCTCAAGTACTTGATTTACAAAAAAATAGAAGTTTATATGGTGGGACTAAAAATAGTGTAATTTTTAGAAGAAATGTTGAATTTTCTGTTTTAGAAGACAACGGTTTTGCTAGAGTAGCACCATATAAAAAAGATAAAATGGCTCAAGTTGTTGATGCTGAAGGTGTTACATCTGCTGGTAATAAAATGAAAACATATAGGGGTGATACTGACAATAAAAGGTATATGTTTTCAATTGAAAATTTAGCATGGAATGATAACTTAGTTAATTTATTACCATGTGAAGTTGGACCTGGTGACCCTTTAAGTAATCATAGAGGTAGAATTATGTGGTTTCCACCGTATGATATCAATTTTAGCGAATCAACATCAGCAAGTTGGGATAAACATAATTTCATTGGTAGAGGTGAACCTGTGTATACCTATAACAATACTGAAAGAAGTGGTAATTTAAGTTGGAAAATAATAATTGACCACCCTAATTATTTAAATTTTATTGGTAAAGCGACAGGTATATCTCCAGAAACTTATGATGATTTCTTAGCTTCTTATTTTGCTGGTTGTATTCCACAAGAAGATTTACAAGCAATATTAACACAAGAAGAAATTGTAAAAACTGAAGTTGTTAATGTTGAAAAAAAACCAGAAATTAAAAAAGAGCCAGATGTTGCGCCACCTAGTTTTGATGTATATTTCCCAAATGATGTTTATGATATTGATAAATATCCTGATTATGAAGATGGTAAATGTAGAGCTAAAAATGCAAGTTTATTATTTACATTATCTGGTCATACTTTTCCTTTAAGTAATGCCATGTTTAGTCCAGATGGGTCTAAAGTAGTAACATCATCTCGTGATAATACTGCTAGAATATGGGATGCAACCAATGGTAATAGTTTATTTAAGTTATCTGGTCATACTAATATGGTAGATTATGCTAAATTCAACCCAGATGGGACTAAAGTAGTTACAGTTTCATATGATAAAACCGCTAGAATATGGGATGTATCTAATGGTAATAGTTTATTTAAGTTATCTGGTCATACTAGCTCTGTATATAGCGCCATGTTTAGTCCAGATGGGACTAAAGTAGTAACAGCATCTATTGATAAAACCGCTAGAATATGGGATGTATCTAATGGTAATTCATTATTCACATTGATTGGGCATACTGATATGGTATATGATGCAAATTTTAGTCCAGATGGAACTAAAGTAGTGACAGCTTCATATGATGATACTGCTAGAATATGGGATGCAACCAATGGTAATAGTTTATTTAAGTTATCTGGTCATACTAGCTCTGTATATAGTGCCATGTTTAGTCCAGATGGGACTAAAGTAGTTACAGCATCTTCAGACGGTAATTCTAGAATATGGGATGCAACTAATGGTTCTTTAATAAAAAATTTAATTGGGCATACTGGTGCTGTATATGATGCAAATTTTAGTCCAGATGGAACTAAAGTAGTAACAGCATCTCGTGATAAAACCGCTAGAATATGGGATGTGACTAATGGTAATGTATTATTCACATTAGTTGGTCATATTTCTTCTGTATTTGATGCTAATTTTAGTCCAGATGGGACTAAAGTAGTTACAGCATCTTCAGACGGTAATTCTAGAATATGGGATGCAACTAATGGTTCTTTAATAAAAAATTTAATTGGGCATACTGGTGCTG